GGGGGGGGAATTCTCTGGACGCGATCCGCATTCATCTCTCTAACGGGACCCCTTGACTTTGCACGCAATGCGTGTATAATAGAGTCTAACAGCGCAGTGCTGTACCCGCGCCTCGGGGAACCAGGGGCTAGGAGAACAGGATGTACCACCCGCATCCAAGAGCAGCCCAGGCCATCCGCGCCCTGCTCGCACAGCAGGGAGGCGGAGCGCGGGCTTTGCTCGTGACCGGCGCGCCAGGAACTGGCAAGACCGCGCTCGCCGAGCACATCGCTCGCGAGCACGGCGCGCCGTTCTTCTACGCCTTGCTCCATAGCTGGAGCGGGGCCGACGACCTCTTTGCCGGGATCAATGTCCCGGCGGCCGTGGCGGGTGACGCCGAGCACGTCCACCAGCCAGGCGTTCTGGCGCTTGTGGCCGAAGCAAGCCACAAGCATGAGTTGGTCGTGGTGTGCCTCGACGAGTTGGACAAAGCCCCCGACTCGGTCGAGGCGCTCTTGCTGGACTGGCTCCAGTCCGGGCGGGTGCCGGTGCGCCCTGGCGAGCACCTGAGTACCCGTCTTGATCGGGTGCTGGTGGTGATCACCAGCAACGGCCAGCGTCCGCACACCGACGCGCTCATTCGCCGGTGCCGGCGGCTCCGTATGCCGCCGATGGCGGATGATCTCCGCGTCCGTCTCGCCCAGGAGCGCTCCGGCGCGCCTGCTGGCGTGGTGCGGCTGCTCGACCGCGCCTGCCAGGTCGTCGCCAAGGCCGAGGGCACCGAGGCCCTCTCGCTGCAAGAAATCGCTCACGCCTGCCGCGAGGCGTGGGAGGTGGCCACCTCTGCCGACGAGGTGGCCGAAGTGCTGCGCGCATGGGCCGCGCGCACTGACGAAGGCGCGGCCGCCGTCTCCTCCAAGGAAGTTCGTCGCCTCGTGGCGGCGATCTGGGGCGAGATCATGGCCGCTCGCCGGAGGGCGGCATGAGCGAGATCAAACTGCCAATCACCCTGCGTGACGTGCGCAGGGCATGCGCTCACGCTGGCGCGCAGTCAGCTGCCGTGCTCGCTGCGGCAGCACGTGCTCTGCAAGCTCTAGGCGCGCAGGATGCAGCCGGCATTGACCGGCTCATCAGCCGCCTTGGGGCCGGTTACGTCGTTGTCGATCGGCCAGCCGCAAACCGGCAAGATCACATCACCGACACGGACTACGTGTCGGATGATGATTTTATCGAGGTCGACGACGCCGACGCCCATGGCGGCGACGGAAATAGCGGCGAGATGGATCATCTCGCCGAGACATCTGCTACCGAACAAAGGGATGGCTCCGAGAGCGCCGCAATGGGCGGCGCTGCCGAAGACACGCCCGACGGCACGCCCGAAGCAAACAGGGCTGCAACCGCCTGCAATGCAGGCGGCCAGACTGTTGCTAACGGTGCCCCTACCCGCGAGGATGGGGGGAAGCCCACCTGCCAGGGCGCACACGGAGGGGATGACCCGCCCGGGGAGATGGGCACCCACCTGCACGACACGCAGACCGCCGCCGACAAAGGGGCCGCTGGCAACGGCTCCTCGGCTCAGGGCGAGGGCACTGATGTCGGGCAGGACACACGCGATGCCACAGCCCAGGCACAGGGCGAATCGCAGTCCATCGGCGATGCCGATGCGGGCGCTGCGAGCGGCTCCGAAGATTCGGAGTCCGTAGCCAACGGGGACGCCGAGTCACCCTGTGTCATGAATTCCGACGGTGGCCAGTATCTGGCCGCAGATTCAATTGAAGTGCGCGAGCAGCGCGCCATGCGCGAGGCGGCAGACATGCTGCGCCGGATCATTGAGGCCGAGATCGGCGTGCGAGGGCGCGAGACGCCGCGCATCAATGCGTGCGCTTTAGTGCGTGAACTCGTCTCGCGCCGCTGTGCTGTTGAGCGTGCGCGTCGGCATGATGCTGACATCCGCGAACTGATCCTGGCCGTGGATGAGTCTTGGTCGTGTGCGGCCGTAGTCAACACCCTATATGCGGCCGCGCTCGCCATCGCCAAGGGCTTGCCTACTGGCAAGTCAAGCGTGATCTTGCACAGCAACGGCTACTGCGTGCGGATCGCAGATGGTGCGCCATGTGCGCCGTGGCTCAAAAAGGAGGTTGCGGCCGGCAAACACCTGCTTTCTCGCCACTACTACGCAGCAAGCCAGCAGTCAGCCAGTGCTGACATCTGGCGTGCCATCGCCAAGCGACGCCCAGGTCTAGTGTTGGCAATGGGTGACCATGACGCGGACTGGGCATTGAACATCCTGCGTGAAGCCGGCACAAGCCTCATTGCCATCCACCATCATCCCGTTGACACGAACCAAAACGGAGTTCGTCGGATCGGATATGTACGGGATGCCATGAGCGCCGCCACTTCCCTGAAGTCTTTCATGAGGAGACAGAAATGACCGCCACCTATTGCGCCTGGTGCGGCTCTGAATGCACTACCGCCCCGTGCCCGCACTGCGGGCGCATTGGCACAACCGTGGAACCGCCGTCGCATGAGCCGTGCGCCTATTGCGGGGCACGTCCCACGTGGCCGGTAACGTGGGAAGACGACGGCGGTAGCTACACCACGTATCTATGCGCCGAGTGCGACGAACAAGAGGAGAAATGGCTTGAGGAGAGCGACTGAGTTGAGGCAATTGAAGAGGATGCCTAACCATAACCACCCGAACAGAAGCCGCGCCGCGACCAACGCGGCGCGCAACCCAACACCTGATGAGATCAGACAAGCACGCGCCTCGGCGGGTCTCACCCAGACTGAGGCTGCGGCGCTGATCTACTGCACTCTTCGTGCATGGCAGGACTGGGAGTCTGGCGCCCGCCGCATGCACCCGGCCTTTTGGGAGCTGTGGCGAATAAAGATGCTGGGGGGTAAAACACCGTTCCGTCAGACTTACTCATTCCTGCCTAAACAGGAACAAAGCTGACTTCCTGCTTCACCGAGGCCGGTTTCGCCTGGCGCTTGCGCGCCGGGCCAGAGCCTTCCTCTCCACAGGCTGACACGGTGGAACTCACCGCGTATGTGGCAAGGTTCCTTGCCGCATTCAAATCCCGGTCGTGGCATGCGCCACAGCCCGGGCAAATCCACTGCCGCACGGATAGCGGCATGTCTTGCTGTACCGAGCCGCAGGCCGAGCAGGTCTTGCTACTCGGAAACCATCGGTCGGCGATCACCACCTGCCCGCCGCGCATCGCGGCCTTGTATTCCAGTTGCCGACGGAACTCGAAGAAGCCCATATCGGCTATGGAGCGGGCCAGATGGCGGTTCCTCACCATGCCGCGCACGTTCAGATCCTCGATGCCGATGGTGTGGAATCGGCGCGTGAGGTCCGTCGTGAGCTTGTGCAGGGCGTCCTGCCGGATGTTGGCGATCCTGGCGTGCAGACGTGCCAGCTTCGCCTTGGCCTTCCGGCGGTTGCGGGAGCCTTTCTGCTTGCGCGACAGGCTCCGCGAGAGCCTGCGCAAACGGTCCAGCAATGCCTTGTGCGGCTTGGGGCCGGGGATCGGCGGTTCCCCCGTCGAGAGCGTTGCCAACGCCGAAACACCCAAATCCACGCCCACAATGCCTTGGTTTTCGGCTTTGCGTTTGGGTGGGTCTTCGGTGTCCACGGCGATGCTGACAAACCAACGGTCGGCCACACGGGAGATGGTGGCCGACATGATCTTGCCAGCGAAGCGCAACGACTCGCGCATGCGCACCCAGCCGAGGTTGGGGATGCGAATGCGGCAGCCGTCGATGTCGAACTGATCATTGGTGAGCGTGAAACGGTCGTACACGCCCTTCTTGCGGAACTTAGGGTACTTGGCGCGGCCTGCAAAGAAATTCTTGAACGCTTCGCCCAACTGGATGATCGCCATTTGTGGCGCGTTCTTGGTGACCTCCAGCATCCACGGGAATTGCTCGCGCTTGATGGCGTTCAACTGACGGCGTAGTGCGGCTTGCGATGGCTTGGGCAAGCTGTTGTCCTGTTTCCAGTCTTCGTACTGCCGTTGCCACTCGGCCAGCGCCCAATTGTAGGCAAAGCGCGCCGTGCCTGCGGCCTTGGCAAAGTAGGTGGCCTGCACGTTGTTCGGATCGAGCGCGATCTTGTGAGCAACGATCATGCCTGCATTTCCTCCACGGCTTTCTTCACACTGTCCAGTAGCTTCTGGTTCTTGCGGCTGCGCGAGCCATACAACCGCGCCGAGAACACGGTGATGATTTCCAGTACATCCTTCGCTAAATCCTCCTCAAAGGTCGTGTCCTCGCCTTGATTAAGGATGACCACCTCGACGTTCTTGGCCTCGCAGATGGCGAATACCAACTCCGCGCCGAAGCGCAGCAGCCTGTTCTTGTGCGTGATGACCAGCCGACCCACCTGGCCTTCGATGATGGCCTCCAGCAGCTTCTTCAAGCCCTTCTTGTGGTAGTTCATGCCGGAACCCAGGTCGGCGATGACCTCGAACGTCCAGCCTTGCCGTGCGCAATACAGTTCGAGAACCTGCTTCTGCCGCTCCAGATCGTCAAACGCGCAACTATAGTCAAGTATTTAACGAACAGTTGGAACCCCCTTCGTAAAAGCCAGGGCCGCCACCAGGTCGTCCTCTAGCGCGCCGCGCTCCATGCGGCGCGCGACCATCCTCTCCTCCACCGTCCCGCGCGCCACGATCGAGTAGTTCACCACCGGCTCCTTGCGGCCGGACCGGTGCAGGCGCTTGATCCCCTGGTTCCAATACTCCGCGTTTTCCGTGATCCCGAACCAGCACATCGCCGACCCGGGGCAGTCCTGCAGGTTCGCCCCGTAGGCCAGACTTGCCGGGTGCGCGATCAGGCGCCGGATCTCGCCGGCGTTCCACCGCCGCTCCAGGTCGCGCACCTTGTTTGCCTCCAACGCATCGGGGAACAGCTGCTTGATCCGGGCGATGTCTGGGTGGAACGTCGTCCAGATCAGCAGCGGCCCGTCGTGCGCCTCGTCGATCTCGGCCAGCGCGTCGAGCTTGACCCGGTGAATCTCGTGGTGCTGCCCCTCTGTGTCGAACACCAGGCCGCACGCGATCTGGGCCAGCTTCCCGTAGAGCACCCCGGCATTGACCGCCAGTGCCTGGGCGTCGCCGGCCAGCTCGAGCATCAGCTCGCGCTCCATGCGCCGATACTCCCCCATCGGAATATCGACCAGGACCGGCACATGCAGCATTTCCGGCAGCGACAGCCAGTCCTCTTCCCGCAGCGCGATCAGACGCCCGCGGCACCGCTCGATGATCGCATCGAGCGCCCCCTCCCTGACCTTCCAGCTGAAGACCTTGCCCCGCCGTGGATCCATCTTGTCTGGCTCCATGAACGCCATCCGGAACTGGGTGAGGTTGTTGCCCAGCGCCTTGCCGCCGTCGATCAGGCACATCTGCGCCCACAGCTTTTCCAGCCGGTTGCCCAGCGGCGTGCCGTTGAGCGCGATGAGCCGATCCACCAGGGGGCGCACCGCCTGGGCGGCCCGGTACCGACTCGAGCTCAGATCCGAGAAGCTGCCCGACTCGTCCAGCACCAGGGTGTCGTAGGGCCAGGCCCTGCCCAGCGCCAGCACCAGGTTGTAGTAGTTGTCCCGGCTCACCAGGTGGATGATCGACCGATCGGCCAGCACCCGGTCGCGCAGCGCTGCCGCATCGGCCGGGCGCAGCTTGTAGCCGACGGGCGCCCCGTCGATCAGCTTCTCGGCTCTTTCGTAGCCGAAGTCCTCGGCGTCCCAGTACCGGTACGAGAGGCAGGAGAAGGCGTCCCACTTGCGGATCTCGTTTGGCCAGGTGTCGGAGGCCACCACCTTCGGTGCGACGACCAGCACGCGGCGCATGTCGCAGCGGTCGAAGACCCCTTGCACGATCGCGTCCAGGGTGGCAGCCGTCTTGCCCAGGCCGGGCCGGGCCGCCAGGAAAGCGTCCCCGTCGAGGATGGCCTGGGTCATCCGCCGCTGGTAGGGCCGTGGCGCGTACGAGGTCACCATCGCGGCAGCAGCCGATAAACCGCAGCGCGGCGCTCCAGATCGCGCAGGAAGGCCACGATGTCCTCGTCGGTACGGATGACCCTGGCGAGGAAGCCCAAGGCCTGCAGCGCTGCACCTTCCTCCTTCTGCGGCCCCGACAGGCGCCCCTCGGTGCCACGCTTCACCTCGGCGAATGCGATCAGACCGCCGGGCAGCAGTACCACCCGGTCGAAGGCACCGCGGCGCCCTTCCCAGTGGCCTTTGCGGATTCGGCCCTCCGGGAAGCGCCGCTGCACCGCACGGGTGAAGCGGGTTTCCAGGTCCGCCTCGAGCTCGCGGTCCAGCCGGTCAAGGAGATCAGTCATCGAAGTCCCCCGGCAAGGACTTGTCCAGCGCGGCGCGCGCCACGTAGTTACTGATCGACTCGCCTTCCTTCTGCCAGATGCGCACCTGCTCCCCTTGCCACATCACCTTCATCGCTTTGCCCTTCTCGGTGCCGGCAGCCGGGCAATAGCCCAGCCCCCGCAGCACCTTGGCGAGCACCCGGTCGTGGGTGTCGCGCAGGTCGTAGCGCATGCGCAGCGCCCGCTTGAGGTGCCGGAACGAGAGCAGCTCCGGCAGCACGCCGGCGATCTTGATCCCTGCAGCCACGTCCTCGAGCGTGTCGGCCACCGCGCTGTCCAGATCCGAGCGGGAGGCCACGATCATCGCCGCCTTGTGCTCGGTCATCGGCGCCTGCATGTTCGGATCCCACTCCGGCGAGAACTCGGTCTCGGAGAGCCACAGCGCCAGCTGGGCCGGGTTGTCGCGCACCGTCTCGAAGAGCTCGGCAAAGTGCATCGCCGCGGTCATGCAGTAGTCTGCAGCCAGCACCTTCTCCAGGCAGGCCAGGGTCTTGAACGGCGAGAACAGCACGAAGTAGCGGCGGTCCCCTTCCTCGATGGGAATCGCGTCCTCGTGGTTGGTCAGCATCAGGTAGTTGGTGACGTTCAGGATGTTGCCCGGATCCTTGCCCTTGCCGTGCTTCTCGACGCGGTTGTTCGAGATATAGGGCTTCAGCTTGTTCACCACGTCGTAGCGGTTGTGGCCGTGGAATTTCACCTCCTCGAACACCGTCACGCACTGACCTTCGACCCAGCCGGAGAAGGGCGAGTTCTGGATCGTGTCGGCGTTCATCAGCTTCACGTTGTCGACGCCCAGCACCAGCTCCATGAGCTCGCCCAGCAGCGACTTGCCATCGCCCGGGCAGCCCTTGATCAGCGGCGCCCAGCGCACCTTCACGCCCGGGTAGAGGTACTGGTGCGCGAGCCAGGAGCGCAGCAGCTGGCGACACCGGCGGTCGGGCACCAGCAGGGCCAGGTGCCGCTCGAGCGCCCGGGCCATCTGGCGCCCCTCGTCGGTCCAGGCCGCCGCCGGTTTGACGCGCAGCTCGGGCCGGTACTTGTTCACGTAGGTCACCCCACCCAGGTTGAAGAGCTCCGGCAGGCCCGGGTGGAACGCTTCCTTGTCGACAGCCTTCGCACCCCAGTGCTGGAACATCCGCTCGCTGGCCTCATAGGTGCGCAGCTCGTCACCCTCGGGCACCACCAGGTCTGCTACGTGGCGCTGCATTTCCGTGTCGAAGGCGCTCTTGGTGACCAGCAGCTTGGTCTTGCGGTTGAGCCACTTACCTTCGGTGCGCACCCACACCCAGTCCTTGGCCCAGGCCGGCGCTGTAGAGGCCCAGTCGTCAATATCCGGCGCCTCTTCCAGGCCGGCGATGTTTCGCACCTGCGGCGGGCGCAACAGGCGCCGGATCTGGTCCAGCGTGAGCGGAATCCCGAGTGCCCGGGTGCGCTCCTTGATCTTGCCGACCAGCGCAGCCCGGGTCATCTCGGTGAGATCCGCGACCCGGATCTCCGGGATGATCTGACCTTCCAGGGTGGCCTGATCGGCCGCGGCGATGCGCGCCTCCCAGCCCTGCTCCTGCACCGTGGCCACCGCAGCGGCAGCTTTGCGCTGGGCCCGGTACGCGGCCCACTTGTCCAGCCCGACCCACTGTTTGAGCGAGCCGATGGTGATCAGGCCACCACTGCGCTGCTCGTGTGCCCGCTTCCACATCTCGGGTACCACCTGGCCGACGTACTTGGGGGACTTGGCCGACCACGCATCGACCAGCTCAAGCGCCTCGGCTTCGCCCTCGGTGTCGTGGAACTGGTGGTGGACCGCGAAAATCACGTTGCGCCAGGGATCCCGCTCGTCGCAGTAGCTCTGGTCCAGGTTGTCGAGCAGCCAACGCAGGCCTTCCAGATCCACGTCGTCGTGGCGCTGCTTGATCGAAGCGAAGGGGTCATCGTCGAATGCGGTCCCACCCCTGCCTGTGTTCTTCAGCTGCCAATCCGACGGGATCAGCTTGGGCAACTCGTCGCGGATCCAGACGGCCACTTCGTCCAGGTCCAGCACGGGCAGCATCCACAGCTCCATCTCCAGCAGGTTGTCGCGTCCGACCCAGCGGTACGGCTTGTGCGTGTCCGGGTGGATGCCGGCCGCGACGAACTGCTGACCGATGCCCAGCACCTCGACCTTGTTCGGCCCTTCGTCCAGGTCCGCATTGGGCCGGACCCAGGCCGCGGAGTTGATCTTCGTGCGCGGCTCCTTGGCGGCATAGACCAGGAGGCGCTTGGGCTCACGGCCGATTCGGCAGGGCGCCTCGCCGAAGCGGGCGGTGAAGGCCTCGAACACCGCGTCGGCGACGTCGGTGTCGTAGATGTCCAGATCCACGGCGGCGAGGGCGCCGGTGCGCAAGCCTACGTTGTGGTGACCCTGGCCGTTGGCCGCCCAGATCTGGATCTGCTCCGGGTGCAGGACGATCTCCTGCCAACCCTTGATGGTCGGCACTTTGCCGGCCACCGGGATGGGCTCGAAGCCTTGGCTGCGCAGCTTCGGCCCGAGCAATGCGAAGTTCTGCGTCACGCTGCCCTCCTGGCGGCCTGCGCGTTCTTGATCCAGCGGAAGTCAGCGAAGAGGAGCTGCTGCCGCGCCCGGGTGATGGACGTATAGATGTGGCGCCGCGCGAGGTTGCCCGAGGCGTCCATGCGGTTCAGCGCCCAGCGCTCATCAATCACGCAGACCTCATCCCACTCCGAGCCTTGGGCCTTGTGGGCGGTGATGCAGTAGCCGTAGGAGAACGCGAGGCCCGCATCCAGCGCAAGGCCGGCTTTGATGACGTGGGTCAGCTTGGCCGCCGGATACGTGCCGTCTGGCAGATCCTGAAGGAAGCGAGCGATATTCATGTCCAAGCTGTGAGTGCGGCCCTCTTCGTCCTCACATACCAACTTGCCGAGGAGGTCCGGCATCTTCCAGCTGAACTGGATCACCTTGACCTCGGTACCGTTGAGGATCGCGTCGTCGTGGTTGTCGTTGCAGATTAGCCGATCGCCCGGCTTCGGGAGCACCCCCTCGAACCCCAGCACCCGGCGCACGGCCATATTCACTTCACGCCGGTGGGCGTTGGTGAAGGCGATGATCTTGCGATCCGGGCCGCACCATTCGGCGAAGGAACCGGTCGGCGCCAGCGTCCGAACCAAGGCCTCCGGGAAGCGGCCGTTGCGGATGTGGGTGGCCAAGGCAAGGATTGGAGAGCCTTCGTCCTGGCGGCGCACGACCTCCAGGGCTGCATGTGGCTTGGCAGTGACGAAGTAGCCGTCAGGGTTCAGCGGGTCGTTCACCGGTGGGAGCTGATGCTGGTCGCCCACCAGGATCAGGGTCTTGCACATCTTGCGCAGGTGGGCGAGCAACCAGGTCTGAAGCATCGACGCCTCGTCCAGGATGATCGTGTCCGCGTAACGCAGCTTCCCTTCCCCGAGGCGATCCAGTGTGTGGTTCGGGATGAAACGCACCTTCCCGCCGCGGGCCGACGAGCCGTAGGCTTCGTCCTCCGGGGTGAAGAACACCGAGTAGAGGGTGGCCGCGGGCACGCCCTTGGAACGCAGCACCTTGGCGGCCTTGTTGGTCGGAGTGACCACAACCGCGGTGCCCTCCGGCAGCTCGGTGAGCAACTGCTTGATGCACGTCGTCTTGCCGGTGCCGGCCGGCCCGGCGAAGCGGATCTCCCGCTCGCCGCGGTTGCGCAAGGCGTGGATCGTATCCAGCGCCTGGCGCTGCTCCTCGAAGAGGTTCATGTCTTTCTCCTGTCGGCGCTTCGATGAGAGGGCGGCCTGGCCGAAGCGCAGAAAGCACCGGGCCGCCGAACAGGAGCAATGCTCACCTTCTGAAGAAACGCTCCCGGTATTCCTGCTTGGTCTTGCACTCCGCGCACAAGGTCGATCCGGTCAGGATCACCCGCTGCGCCGGCACGGTCTCACCGCAGTCCGAACAGCAGCCGTCCCAGTCCGGCGGTATCGCCGTCTCGGCCAGCTTCTTGCGGATGCGGGCCTGTTCCTCTTCGGCCAGGGCGTAGGTCAGCCGCTCGGCATGCTCAAGGTAGCGCTCGTCCATCAGAGCACCTCCTTCAGGACACGCCGCAGGTCCGCCACATGGCCCGCCTCGACGATCTCCAGGTCGAGCTGGGCCAGCAGAGCGCACAACTTCGGTAGCTGGTCGTTGAGCAGGCGCGAGAGCTCGACGTCGGACAGATCCAGATCCACGGCCAGGCGCTTCTGGGCGCCGTAGCTGCGCGCCGCGGCGAGCACGCGCTCGTTTGAAACGCGACGTAAATCCTTTTCAGGCGCCATCACTCGGCCTCGACCAAAGTGACGTCAGCACCGGTGGCACTGGCCCGGATGGCGTCAAGCCCCTGGACCATGTCCGGGCGCAAGACGGCTACCGAATAGGGCGTGCCGTCGGAGCGACGCACGCGACGCGCGCGGGCGAGCTCCTCGATGCGCAGAACGTGGTTGGAGGGGACGACCTTCCAGTGGCTGACCGCCTGGCTGGAGATGCCCCCGCATTCGCGGCCCACGACCTTGGGGCCGCCGAGAGCCTTGATGAGGTTTCGGAGTTCAGCGGTTTTCATCTTCTGGATGTTTTGTGAGTAACGCTCACATCTTACAGGGTCACCAGTTGGGGAGCAACGCTCCCGGTGATCTGGCGGCCGGAATCTGCGACAGTCCGCGCTTGAAAGGAGGCACCCATGAGCACAACGGTGAAGAGGAGCGAAATGTGGCAGCGGATCAAGGCTGCCAGGAAGCGAGCAGGCCTCACCTAGCAGGACGTCGCCGCAGCCCTGGAGATAGACCGCACCGCCGTGACGCAATGGGAGGCTCGTAACCCAACCCGTCGCACGCGACCGGACATCCAGCGCCTTGAAGCCTTCGCCGCCATCACCCGCACACCGATCTGGTGGCTCCTTTCGGACGAGGTCGATGTCCTCGAGCCGTGGCCGGAAGACTCGGACGTACGATCCCGGGCGGTGCCTACGCCGTCCTCCGCCTCCCTGATCCGCGGCTTCTAGCACGAAGCCCGCCTGCAGACCTGCGCCTTGCGCCCGGACCTGTGGCCGGCCGAGGTCTGGGACGTCGATGGTCCGGACTGGATGCGCCCGATTCTGCCCGAGGCCATGACCGCCCGGGCCCTGGTGCGATGGGTCGAGGCGCCTCGCATCGACCAGGCCCGCATCGCAGCGCTGGCCTCGTCGCTCCTGGCCTTCGAGGTGTTGCAGCAACGCAACTTTCAGCGCAAGGCCGTCCTGGTCTGGCACCCCGAGGAAAACACACAAGACGCAGGCCTGCTCTCCCAACTGCACGCCTACCGACAAGACGCCGCCCGGATTCACGACGGCGCGATCCTGCTGTGCGGACGCCTGGGCCTGCGCTACATTGAGGTCCGCTCCTCGAAAGAGGCCAGCCACTACCTTATCTAGCTACTCTGAGAATCTAAGAAAAAAATGCGAGGAGGGGCTTGCGCGCACGCCCGTTAGTGAGCAATACTCACCCCGTCGGACCAGATGCGAGCGCTCCGGCAGGGGCTGGGTGCTGATCCCTCCCATCCCTTAAGTGCCTGGCCGCCCTGCCGTTGAGCGCTCGCATCTGGTCCGACAAAGGAGCAACACTTCCACTTATGTGGCATGTGGATAAGCGATATGGCACCAAGTGACAACAGACATCAGATGCTTGGCCCTGTCTGCGAGGCGCCCGCTGCCGCACGCCGTGTGTAAATTGCAACCAGAGGGAGTCTGACTCCCATATGAGGGAACCATGAGCATCGAAAACACCCTGACCCGCATTGCCGACGCCCTCGAGCGCCTGGTGGATCTCAACGCTGGCCGCAACCTGCTCCTCGAGCAGCAGACGGGCGCCACCGAAGTGGCCGAAGTGGCCGATGAGGTCGTCAAGACCGCCTCGCGCCGTGGCCGCCCGCGCAAGACCGAGAAGGAAGAGCCGGCCACCACTCCCGCGCCGGCTGAAGAGAAGACCGAGCCGTCCGCAGAGAAAACCGAAGGCCCCAAGATCCCGACCATCGAGGAGCTCCAACTGCGCGCCCCGGCCCTGGCCCAGAAGCACGGCAAGATCGTTGCCGACCTGGTCCGCAAGTGCAACCCCGACCAGGGCAACATCTCCAGCATGACCGACGTGCAGCGCATGGCCTTTGCCGCGGCACTCGACGAGCTGGAAGGCGCGACGGCCGGCGCGGAGTTCCAGTAATGACCGAGCACGCAACCCCTGACCACGCCGAGCGCGCGCATGCCGTGCTCTCGGCGAGTGGGGCGGACCGCTGGCTCAACTGCCCGGGATCGGTCGCGCTCACCCGCGACCTGCCGGATACCACCAGTTCGTATGCCGAGTGGGGCACCCGCTGCCACGAGCTGGGCGAACTGGTCCTGCGCAACCGCCTCCTGGGCGAGCACGTCGTGTTCGAGGAAGGCAAGTACGAGGCCGAGATGTTCGAGGCCGTGGCCGCATACCGCAGCTTCGCCGAGAAGCTCCTCGATGAGCACGCGGAGAAGCCGATCATCTTCATCGAAGCGCGGCTGGACTTCTCCCGCTGGGTGCCTGGCGGCTTCGGCACGGCCGACCTGGTGCTGGTCTTCCCCCAGGCTCGCAAGGCCTACATGGTGGATCTCAAGGGGGGCCAAGGCCTCAAGGTCTATGCCGAGCGGAACCCGCAGCTGATGCTCTACGGCGCAGGCATCCTGGATCTGCTGGACTGCATGGTCGAGATCGACGAGATCGAACTGTGCATCGCCCAGCCCCGCCTCGACCACTTCGACCGGTGGGCGATCAGCACCGCGGACCTGCTGGCCTGGCTCGCCAAGGTCAAGCCGGTGGCCGAGGACGCCTACCGCGGCAGCGCGAAGCTGGCCGCCGGCGACTGGTGCACCTTCTGCAAGGTGAAGAACACCTGCCCCGAACGTGCCCGGGAAGCTGTGGCCCTCTTCGAGGAGCACGACGTCATCCCGGAACTGCTGACGATGGAGCAAATCGCGGCGCTCCTGCCGAAGCTGCCTCGCATCCTCAGCTGGGCGAAGGGTATCCAGGACTTCGCCTATGAGCAGGCGTTCCAGCACGGCGCCAAGGTGCCCGGCTACAAGCTGGTCGCCGGCCGCAGCACCAGGAAGTGGTCCGACGAGAAGCGCGTGGCCGAGGTGTTGGCCGAAGAGGGCTTCACCGAGGACGACATCTGGACCAAGAAACTGATCGGCCTCACCGAGGCTGAGAAGCTGGTGGGCAAGAAGCATCGCGTCTTCGAGCTCACCGTCAAGACCGAGGGCAAGCCCACCCTCGTTCCTGAGTCCGACCAACGGGCTGAGTGGCACAGCACCGAATCGGTACTTGCCAATTTCGACGACTGATACGGAGCCAACGATGGCAATCAAAGACCTATCCCCGAAGAAGCGCAACGACACCACCTTCCGCACCGGCCGCGTGCGCCTCTCGTACCCGAAGATCTTCAAGCCGGAGGTCAAGAAGGACGAGAAGGGCCAGCCCGTGGTGGATTCCGCCGGCCAGCCGGTGCTGCAGTACAGTTGCGCGCTGATCATCCCGAAGACCGAGAAGGCGACCCTAGAGATGCTCCAGGCCGCCATGAAGGCTGCCGCCCTGGCTAAGTTCGGCGAGGGCAAGGTGCCGCCCAAGTGGGCCAAGGGCCTGCGCGACGGCGACACTGACGAGAGCGCCCTGCTCGACCCGATGAACCCCGAGAAGGGCCGCAAGCCCGAGCTGGTCGGCTGCTACTGGATCAACTGCACCAGCAAGCAGAAGCCGGTGGTTATCAGCAACGAGAAGGACGAGTTCACAGGTGGCTGGAAGCCCCTGGGCGAATCGGACATCAAAGCGGGCGACTGGGTCCGCGCCCAGATCAACGCCTACGGCTTCGATGTGACCACCAACAAGGGTGTGGCCTTCGGCTTCTCGGCGATTCAGCTCGTCGAGCAGGGTGAGTCCCTGGCCGGCGGCGGCTACGACGAGAACCTGTTCCAGGATGACGAGGAACTGGCCGGCGTGTTCGGCTGATCGACCCGGAGGGGAGCAAGCCTCCCCTCCAACAGGAGACCCCTATGAAATTGATCAAGTCCGCAACCAGTTACCGGATCCATCTGCCGCAGCGCGGCGAGGATCTGGCCGAGCTGTGCAAGAAGAAACCGTTTCGCGAGCTCGCGCCGTCCGACTTCGCCGGTGCAGGCTTCGTCGAACCGGTCGAGGCCGAAGGGCTGGTCGTGCCGTTCGTCGGCGGCTACGCCTTCGCCGTGCGCTACGACGAGAAGATCGTCCCGGCCGCCGTCACCAATCAGGAGACGAAGAAGCGCGTCGCCCAGCTGGAAGAGCAGCAGGACCGACGCATCGGGCGCAAGGAGCGCCAGCAAATCCGCGAGGAGGTCTTCCACGACCTCGTGCTGAAGGCGCTGACCCGCACCCAGCAGATCACCTGCTTCTTCCTGCCCGAGCACAAGCTCCTGATCGTGCCGACCACATCACAGAAGCTGGCCGACATCGTCACCTCCGAGCTGTGCCGTGTCATGGAGTCGGTCAAGGCCACCACGATCTACGTCTCGAGCGTGAAGGGCAGCCTGACGACCTACCTGAAGGCCAAGCTGAACCTCACCGAGGACGACGACTACGAGAAGGTCTTCCCGTTCGACTTCGGCCGACAGGTGCGGCTGCAGTCGGAAGGTCGCTCCTTCACCTTCGCGCTGTCGGAAACCCTCGACGAGGCGCTCCAGGGGGTGGAAGAAGCGCTCGACCACGGCGCCCAGGTGACCGAGGTCGAACTCTTCGACGGGACCACTCGCTTCCGCCTGACCAAGGACTTCAAGCTGAAGGCCATCGACTGCGGCGAGTCGGCCGACAGCAAGGACTTCTCATATCTGGAGCTCTGGCAGCACGAAGCCGAGGTGCAGACGCAGGCCGTGGCTGCCGTCATCAACGCCCTTTGTGAAGCCCTGGACTTCAAGGATCCGGCCGAAGAAGCGCAGCAGGAAAAAGCAGGCGAAGAGGCTTTCGCCTGACCCAGAAAGGGAGCCTGGCTCCCGAGGGGCGCGTGCCGGCGCGCGTAGAAGTACCGGCGCCCACACGCATGGCGATTGATTCACTGCCGGACTAGGGTGCAGGCTGGTAGTCAATTCGGGAGCGCACGGAGCCTATCGAGAGGTGCAGTCGCCAGCTGTGTGGGTGTAGCTCAGATGGTAGAGCAGGGATACCTGGACTCCAGCCCGTGTCGTCAGTTCGAGCCTGACCACCCCTAACAATTTGTCGAAGCCGTACAAGTCGAAAGACCTCTGGAAGACTGCCAAGCCTGCGGCGGGCGAAAGCACCTCTACCATGCGGAGCTAACACAGGCGAATTGCACGCCAAGGACATGGGGACTCAGCAGTGACAGTCGGGAGAGACCGGCACCTACACGCATGCCCCCTCGCAAAAGCAGGCCGAGCCCACGAGAGGCAGGAGCCTGCGCCGACTACCGCTTCGGCACAGACAACGCGAGGAGGCAGCCGTGTGGGTGTAGCTCAGTTGGTAGAGCCTGGGGCGGGAGCGCCCGTGACGCAGCTGGGGGATCCTGGCGCAGTCGGCGCCGGTTCGAGTCCGGCCACCCACAATCGACCGAGACAACGACGACAAGCACACCATGTACCTCCGAACCGAAAGCGAACACCTCCGCATCCTCCTCGCCGCTCTGCGCCGCGGCGAGCAGCACGACCACCACAGAGCGGCCCGGCTCCTCGGCTTGTCCGTGCGCAACGCCCGTGAGTACATCAAGCTCGCGCGCAAGGTCGAAGGGGTCTATGTCGCCCGCTGGGGTCGCGGCAAGCAAGGCCCGACCTACCCGATCCTGGCCTGGTCGATGCACGACCGGGAAGACGCGGCCCGCCCGGATCCCCGACTGCGCCAGCGCGCCAACCGCCTGCGCCGGGAAGCGGCCAAGCGCGGCTTCGGTGGGCTGGTCGCGCGCACCATCGGGGTTCGCCTGTGACCCGCGTCTACTTCGACTCGGAGACCTTCAGCGAGGTCGATCTGGAGGTTGTGGGCGCCTACGCCTACGCCGACCACCCGAGCACCGAGGTCATTCTCGCCACCTACGCAATCGGCGACGGGCCGGTGCGCCGGTGGTCGCCAGCAGAGGGCGAGCCGATCCCTGCGGACCTGCTGGCGGTGCTGCGTAACCCGTCCCTGATCACGGCCCACAACAGCGCCTTCGATCGCAACGTCGTACCACGCGCCCTGTACCGCATGGGCATCCTGACCGCAGCCGAGCGCGACCGCCTCCTCACGCCGGCGGTGTGGCGCTGCACGATGGTCAAGGCCCTGGCCCACGCCCTGCCCGGCGACCTGGACACCCTGGGCCGTGTGCTCGGGCTGCGCGAGGACCAGGCCAAGATTACCGAGGGCAAGAAGCTCATTCAGCGCTTCTGCAAGCCGGCGCCGGCCAACCACAAACGGCGCCGCTACGACCACACCACGCACCCGGAGCTGTGGGCCCGCTTCGTGCGCTACGCCGAGATGGACATCGTGGCCATGCGGGAATGTGACCGCCGGATGCCGGACTGGAATCTCGGCCCGCGCGAACACGCGCTGTGGTTGCTCGACCAGCAGATCAACGATCGGGGCTTTTACTGCGACCGCGAACTGGTCGATGCCGCGGTGCGCACCACCGAGGAGGAAAAGCGCCAGATGGCAACCCGCTTCGCCGAGCTCACCGGCGGGTGCGTAGCGAAAGCCACCCAGCGCGATCAGTTCCGCGCCTTCCTCAAGGAGCACCACGGCCTGGAACTCGAGAACACCCAGGCCGAGACGCTGCGCACCGTGCGCAAGCGCGTGCCGGACGACAGCGATCTGGCCGAGCTCCTCGACATTGCGCTGGCCACCAACAAGACCAGCACCTCCAAGTACGCCCGGATCCAGCCGGCCATCGGGGCCGACGGACGCTTCCGTGGCGGCCTGCAGTTCGCCGGCGCGGGCCGCACCCGGCGCTGGGGCGGTCGCATGTTCCAGCCGCAGAACCTGCCCAGCCGGGGTTTGCCGAAGGCCAAGCTGGTCGATGCCTACATCGCCGCAGTCAAGGCCGAAGTCCATACCGTCTGCTTCGACAACCTGATGTGGTACGGATCGGCCGCCCTGCGCGGCGTCGTCACGGCCCCGCCCGGCCGCCACATCGTCGCCGCTGACCTCTCCAACATCGAAGGCCGCATGCTGGCCTGGGTGGCGCGCGAAGAGTGGAAGCTCGAGGCCTTCCGCGCCTACGACGCCGGCACCGGCCCGGACCTCTACAACATCACCGCCAACATGATCATCGGTGTAGATCCGTGGAACGTGCCGAAGAAGGTCCGCAACGTCTTCGGCAAGGTGCCCGACCTCGCTTGTTTTGCCGAAGACACCCCGGTTCTGACGGATCGAGGCCTTAAACGAATCGTTGACGTTCAACCCGATGACCGGGTTTGGGATGGTGTAGAATGGGTGAATCACCAAGGAGTGGTCGCGCGAAGTGTGCGCCAGGTTGTCAGTGTGGCAGGCATCGAAGTAACGCCGGATCATTTGATCAGAACAGGGCGAACCTGGACGCCGGCCGGGGTACTCGCTACGTGCGAAAACACCCTGAGCCAAGCATTGGCGACCGCTTCGGCGAGCTTACCGTGGTCGGCTTTCGGAGAGGCTCCGGCGGCGGGATCCGTGCGGTTCTCGCCCGATGCTCATGCGGAAACGATGTGGCGGTCTTGGAGGCGAATCTGCGACACGGTCGAACAACGCGTTGCAACCGGTGCGCAAAGCAGAAAGCCACCGACACACGAAAGCACTACTGGGGTTACGTGGACCTCGTCCCTGACGACGGTCACCGACGGCGGTTGCTCAACCGAATCGCATCCTGTATCAACCGATGCCGAAACCCTAACGACGCGGCCTATCCCAACTACGGAGGGCGAGGCATCCGGGTCTGGCCTGCTTGGGAGTCCGACCGGCGGGCTTTCCTCGCGTACCTCATCTCCCTGGAAGGCTGGAATCGCCCAGACCTGGAGCTGGATCGTATCGACGTTGACCGAGGTTACGAACCGAACAACCTTCGCTTCATCACCAAACAGGCCAACATCAACAACCGACGTAGCGTCCAGCAACTTCAAGCTCGAATCGCCGAGCTTGAAGCCCGTCTTCGACATTGCACTTGCAGGGCCGCGGAACCGATTCACGATCCTGACGGAGAAGGGCTGGCTACTCGTCCATAACTGCGGCTACCAAGGAGGGGTGGCAGGCTTTCAGAACTTCGCCCATGCCTACGGTGTGCGGATGGCCGATCACTGGGACACGATCCAGCAGTCGATCGACCCGGCCATCATTGCCAAGGCCCGCAAGAACCTGGCCAAGGGGTGGGCGAAGAAGCAAATCGCCGACCTCGAGATCAGCGAACTCGAGTGGCTCGCCTCCGAGGCCTGCAAGCTCGCCTGGCGCGCACGACACCCGGCCACCGTGACCTTCTGGTACGCGCTGCAGGAAGCTGCCATCAAGGCCATCGAGTTTCCCGGCTCGGTCCATGAAGTCACCTGCCTGAAGCTGAGCTGCCGCGAGCACGCCGGGCACCTCTGGCTGCAGATCCTGCTGCCCAGTGGCAACCGCCTCTGCTACTTCCACCCGCACATCATCAAGGCCGAGGAGTACGACGAAGAGCGCGACGAGCTGCGCGTGCGAAAGAGCCTGGCCTACTGGGCGCTGAGCTCCGAAGAAGGCGGCCCGCGCATCTGGCAGCGTACCTTCACCCACGGCGGCAAGCTCACCGGCAACGTGTGCCAGACCCTGGCCCGCGACGTGCTGGCCTACAACATGCCCGCCATCGAGCAGGCCGGCTACGACATCGTGATGACCGTCCATGACGAGGTGGTCGCCGAGGCCCCTGTTTCTCTGAACGAGGACCGCATGGTCGAGCTCCTCGCCACCGATCCACCCTGGGCGACTGGCCTGCCGCTGGCCGCCGCGGGGTTTCACCACGACCGCTACATGAAGGAGGATTGATGCAAGAACGCGACCCCAACGGCCTCGCCCCTTCCGCACCTGGCGCCAAGCTGGACGACGGCAAGCTGCGCGCCGACCTCACCCTGGACGGCTTTAGCCGCGCCCTGCTGGCCGTCGCCGAGGTCTCGACCTTCGGCGCGCGCAAGTACAGCCCGGGCGGCTGGCAGCGTGTCCCGGAAGGGGAGCAACGCTATCGTGCCGCCGGCGACCGCCACCGCCTGGCCCGCGGCTTCGAGCCGCGCGACCGCGACTCCCATCTTCTGCACCTGGCGCACGAGGCCTGGAACCGCCTGGCCGAGCTGGAACTGCACCTGCGCGCCCAGGAAGCCGGATCAACGTCAGCCGCCGGGTGCCAGACCGGCACACCGGATGTCGCCCCGGAGCAGGCGGCCGTGGAGACCACGCTGCGGGAAAAGCCGGCGGCTGACACCCCGACCTGGTGCGTCAACTACTGGCGAGAGCCGGACGGCGGATTCTGCACTTTCTTGATACAGGCACCTTCCCTGGGAGACGCGCTGCGAACCTTCGAGAGGGAACGCCCGTCCGTCACGATCATAGGGGTGTTCCGTGCTGACTAAATGGGACGCTCGCCATCTTCACATGGCGCACGAAGTCGCGAAGTGGTCCAAGGATCCCTCCACCCAGGTCGGCGCCCGCATCACACGCGGCAAGATCCTGGTGTCGGAGGGCTTCAACGGGCCACCGGCCGGCATGCAGGACGACCCGACAATCAGCCGGGAGGCCAAGCTGCGCCGCACGATTCACGCCGAGCGCAACGCAGTGCTCTTCGCCCAGCGTGACCTCTCTGGCTGCACGATCTACGTCACCCACCACCCCTGCAGCCAGTGCGCCGCCCTGATCTCCCAGGCCGGCATCACGCGGGTGGTGTGCCCCCGGCCCGCCCCGGACTTCGCGACTCGGTGGGCGGAGGACATCACCGAGGCCCAGTCCATCTTCCGCGACACCGGTGTCACCCTGGAGCTTGTCGAATGGCCATCGAAGAGCTGATCCGCCGCATCGTCACCGAGGTGACCATCCCCGACGAGCAGCGGCTCTGGACCGCGGAGGACATCGCCCAGTACCTGAACATGGCCCCGCGCACCGTGGCCGAGAAGCTGGCCGCCCGGCCGGACTCGGAATCCCTTGTGCGGCAAGGGGTTCCGGCCTTTTGGTACGATTCGCTACCAGCCTTGAACAGGAGAACCGACATGCGCCTCCATCACTACCGGGGCCTGGCTGCCCTGCTACTCGGCGTCTGGCTGTTCCGGTACGACATCACAGCACCCCAGGACGCAGCCGTCAGCTTCCTCCTGGACCGCTGGACCGGCACCGTGTATCGGGTTGAGATCGACCGCATCGAGCCGGTCCAGCGGGACTGATCACGGCCTGCTCTGCGCGACCAGATCCACGAATTGGCGCTGCAGATTCACGATCTCCCGGTTGATGCGCTTGCGCTCTTCCCGGTCCCGGGTCCGCAGGGCTTCCTTCTGCAGGGCGCCGATTACGGATTGGAACCGCCGGCTGGTCTGCGCCAGGGCGCCAAGCTCGAAGCCGTCGATGTCCTTGCCATCCCGGGCCCGGCCCTTGAGCTGGTTCTCGGCGATATTCACCTCGCGGATCGCATCGAAATATTGCTTGCGGATCACGTTGTCGCCGCCGGCCTCCCCGTAGAAGCGCCCCACCACCGGGATCTTGTACGGAGGCAGGGGGTCGCCCTTGACCGTCGCCTCGCCGGTCGCGACGAACTTCTCGACCTCCCGCCCGAGGCCGCCGGTGGCCACCCCGAATACGTAGGAGATCTGCTCGGCCGTCGGGCTCCACAGACCCGGCGCGTAGTCGTCCCCGCCGGTGGCCGCGTTGATGCCCTGTGCCAGTGCCTTGAACGGCCCGGCAGTGCCCTCCCGCGCACGGGTGAAACCCGGCGTCGGGTCCAGCGGCGAGAGATCCTCCTTGCTGATCGGGCGGCCGAAGGCGTCCTGGTTGGAGGCCAGCTCGACCGCCGGGTCCAGCACGGACGGCATCACCATCCCGACCATCGTGCTGGCCGAGATCGGATTGAAGGCGTCCAGCGTCTCTCCGAGCAGTGCCAGGCCCCGTTCGCCAAGGCGGTCACGATACACCGCCATCTCCACGACAGAGCGGCCGGCATTCGGGATCGCGTTGTAGCCCAGCGGATAGGGGATCTTGACGTACTTCTGCTCGGTCCAGGGCAGCGGCAGGATCAGGTGCTTGGCGCGCTCGAACTCCGGGATCTCGTCCCAGTCATCTCCGAGTAGCAGCATGCCGAGGGCCGCGTTCATCGCCCCCAGCGCGACGCCGGCGCCGAGGATCTTCTTCCCGGTCGGCCCGCGCAGCACGCGGACAGTGCGCTCCGTACCTTGCACGGCTGAGTTGAAGAAGGCGTAGAGGCTCGCCCAGAACCCGGAGCGGGCGCCCTTGCGGTTGAAGTTGACCGTGATGTCCTTGGCCAGGTCCGCCGCCTTGGCCCGGCTGATGCCGGCGTCGCGGGCCGCCTTGTAGGCCGCCAGGCGGGTGGCGTTTTCCACCGCGGTGTTGTAGTCGGACAGGAGGGTCAGCACCTGGCGAATGCCGGCCGCGTTGCGCAGACCCGTCTTGCCGAGGTCGCGCTCGATGGCCGCGGCCCGGTCCGCCAGAGAGCCGTAAGCGTCCCGGTACCCGGTGGCCCCGCCGTCAGCCAGGAACTCCTCGTAGAGCTTGGCCCACGAGTGCTGCCGGTCGCCACGCTCCCAGTTCCAGATGCCGCGGATTGCCGCCGGGATGTTGCCGACCAGCTGCGCCTTGTGGTCCGCAATCGGGGTGGTCTCCAGGTTCAGGGCCGCACTTTGCAAGTCCCGGACGAAGTTGGTCAGGCCGAAGATCGGGTTGTACTGGGTGTTGATGGCTGCCAGGTAGCGGGTGATCGGCCCGATGTGGTCCATGATGAAGCGGCTGCCACCGCTTTCCGCGTCGTCGTTGCGCAGCGCCCGCACGAGGCGCACCGCGCGGTCGCTCTTCTTGTTGAAGAGGATCACGCGATCCTCGCCGTTGATCCGCAGGACGACCGCATTGTCCAGGCGCGAGTACATCGGATTGACCCGACGCTCGGCCAGGCCCGTGCGCTCGTTGATCACGGAGACCATCGGCGCCTTCACCATAGTATCGACAGTGGCCGGATCGAGACCCATCGACTGGAGCTCGGTGCGCAGTTGCTTCTCGGGCATGCCCGGCCGCACGACGGTGTAGAGGTCAGCGTTCGGATGCTCCATCACGAGCCCATAGAGCGCCTTGGCCACGCGGTTCTTCTCGCCACGTACGATCGTGGCTTCGCGCTGGGCGACCACGTTGGCCAGGATGTTCTCGACGGCGCGCAGCGAGCCGGTCGCCCGCTTGACCTGGGAGCCTCGGATGGAGAAGCCCCGTCCGGTGCCACCCATCGTGTCGAGCAGGTCCGACTCGTCCATGTCCCGGTGCAGGGGCACATAGTGGTCGTAGGCCTGGTCCATCGCGCCGACCATCTCGAGTGACTCCAGTCCGTAGGCGGCCATCTCGCTGCGGGTCTGGCCGGTAATGGCGTCGATCTTCTGGCCCAGCTTGCGATAGACCGCAGCCTTTGGTCCGCCGTGCGCTGCGTCCAGGATCGCCTTGGCCTCGTCGTTGCTCATCCCGGACAGGCGCTGGCGCTCCTCCTCGGTACCGCTCCAGGGCTTGGCCGCACGCAGCGCATCGAGGCGGGTCTGCGCGCGGATCACCCGGCGCTGCGCGGCCCCGTCCGTCGGGTCGGCCGACGCAGCCAGCTCTGCATCCAGCAGCTCTTCGCCTGCGTCCTGGATGAGCTGGTCGAGCTCGTCCTGGTTCGGGTTGCGCTTGGCCATCGCGGCGTTGCGCTCGGCCGCGTGGCGCGCGTGCAGGTAGCGGTTCAACTCCTCCACCGAGATGCCCGCCCCGCGCATCAGGGCCAGCACCGGCTCGATCTCCTGCTCCAGGAAGTGCTGCACCCGGTAGGCCGCTTTGCCGTGCATCAGGGTCTCGGCCATGTACGGGTTGAACTCGTCGCGGATCGTGCGGCCGGCTGCTTCGATCGACTTCTGGATCTCCTTCAGATCGACGAGGCGGTCCTGCAGGTTGTAGATCACTTTGTCCAGCACGCGCTTGCTGCGGGAGTCGGGCAGCGCGGGCGCCGGGAAGGCCGCGGTCTGGATACGGGCGGCGCTCCGGAAGATGCCGTCCCCGTCGCCACTTTCCAGGATCCCCCGAGCGGCCATGCTGGTCAGGTCGCCGTCCCGGTTGTAGAAGAAGGCGTCCAGCATCCGGACATCCCGCGCGTTCAGGGCATGAGCCAGGTTGCGCTGGGCGCGATCAGCTTTCGCACTGCCCACGGACCGGTCGAAGTACAAAAAGGCCACACTGGCATTGGCCTTGGCTGCGGCACCGAAGAGGGTGCGGGCACTGCTACCGTCGCGCAAGGCCTGCATCTGCTCGGCGGACATCGGTAGGAAGGCCACCGGGGCGTTGGCCGCATTGGCAAACACGATACCGGTTTTGCCCTGGGCGACCCTCTCGATCACCTGCGGCGCCTCGTCCGGGCTGGTGATGGCATCCGCCAAAGTGCCGGCCTTCTTGATGCGGCGCACCGTCACCGGCACGGACTTGTTCCGTGCGCGGGGTTTGATAGCACCACCCGGCAAGGGGTTACCCGTCTCCCCTTCGAGGGCGCCGTACCGGGTACCTGCCAGAATGACATGCCCGCCCACCTCGATACTGGTACCCGGTCCGAAGGACGTGGAGAGGGCCCGGGTCATTCGCAAGTCCGCGTCGCTGGGTACCGGACTACCCGAAGGGTGATTGTGGGCGTACCAGACCGTCGCAGCCCCTGGCGTCTCATAGACCGCCTTGGCGACCACCCCGGGGAACACCGAGGTCTGACTCGTCGCACCGGCGAACAGGTTCAGGACGGCAATCGGCTTTTGCTCAGCATCGAGCACCAGCACCTGGAATTTCTCTTCCGCGTTGCGGCGCATGGCTGCGAGGACGTGCGCCGCTTCCTCTGCGGTGGTGACGCGATCGACGCCAATCGCCAGGCGCTCTGTTACTCGCGGTCCTGCGTCGGTGGCGAAGACGGCACCTGGTACTGAGCCTGCTCGGGCGAGGTCTTCAGAGGTGGCGTGAACAGCCCCTCTTCCGTTGTCGGATACCGATAGTCGGGTTTTGGAGTAGAGGATTCCGGAAAGGTCGGCGCCAGATCCAGCAGGTGCCTGTCCCTCCCGTCCCAGTCCCCCTCGTAGCTCCCCGCCAATCGCAGCCAGACTAGATCGTCCCCCGTCCTCGCTGCTCGCTGCGCGTAGAAGGGTATGTGTGAGGATTGCTCTTTGCAGCGTTGCGCCTCCCCGTACTGCGCCAGGGCGGAGAGCCGGTACCGAATCCGATCCTGCAGGCTCAGCTCCTCCCACTCCGACGGTTGGATCACCCAGCCCGCGACGAAGCGCACGGGCAAGCCGTTCAAAATCTCCTCGCGTAAGAGGTCGATCAGTAGCGGACCAGCGGAACTCGCCGGTGTTGAAGTCGTAGTAGGCATCTTTCACCTCGGGCACGAACCTTGTAACGTGAGCATAACTCACTTCCAGCAGGTTGGCGAGGTTTTCCTGGTGGTCATCCGACCAGGCCAGAGGCTTGAACTGTTCGGTCACGCCGGAGGTGTGGCCCATCGTGCCGGCGAACAACGCGGGGTTCTGCTGCTCCTTGGCCGGTGCCATGTGCTCAGTGGTGCCGAACTTCAGGGCCGAGGAGAGCATGTTCTCGGTGCGGCGGAAGATCGCCATGTCGGAGACCCCCAGCGGGTCACCGATCAGCTTGCCCAGGCTGTTGTAGGCGTAGTTGAGCAGGCCCGCGTAGAGCGCGGCGCCACGGCTCACACCGACCTTCAGCGCAGAGGCATTGACCCAGATCTCGTCCTTCTTGTTGCGGAAGACTTCCGCCTCCCGGCCGTCGGGCCCCTTCACGATCCACTTCTTCACTACGCCGCGGCGAGTTTCCTTGTCGGAGAGGACGAAGCGCTCCGACACGGTGAATCCGACACCGAGATCCTTGAACACCCCCTGCATCGTGTCCGCGTCCGACTTCGGATACTGGAACACGTCCGGGCTCTCGGCCAGCTTGGACCAGGCCGCGGTCAGTAACCGGCGCGGGCTGCGCAGGATGGCCGGCCGGTCGCCCGCCGCCTGGTCCTTCAGATAGCTGCCCTTCTCGCCCCACACGTAGCGCGGCTTCGGCTTCTCGACGTAGAAGAGATCCCCCTCCTGGAACCGCTCGACGAAGCGGCGCGCCGCGTCCGCATAGTCCGCGGCTTCCGCCTTGGAGTCGCCCACCCCGAAGGACTTGTAGAGATCCTTCTCGTGGTACCAGAGCACGGCCTGGATGTCGACAATCGAAATGTTCACGCCGGTCTTGCGACGGATGATCTTCTGCGCCGCCTCGACGGTGGTCTGCTGGAAGTGCCGCTCCTGATCGGTACGCGGAATCTCGGTCGCCTCTTCGCGGTTCTCGAGCAGATTCTTCGCCGCCTGGCGCAGCGGGGTCACCGCCTCGTCGCGGATCGCCTTGTACTCAGCTTCCCGCTTGAGATGCACCTGGCGCGCGAAAGTCAGCATCGACTCGGGGTCGGCCGCCCAGGCGTCGATCTCCTCCAGGGACGTGCCGACCAGGTCGCGCCCTTTGCCGGTGCGCGCCTCTTCGACCATCGCCCGGTACAGCTTCACGTACTGGTCGTTTTCCTTGTCCGCCTTGTGGTTGAAAACGAAGCCCAGCATGCGGTTCCACGTCCGGGAGAACCACAGATCCGCGGTCAGGATCGAGTAGTCACCGTGCAGGTTGTTGATGAAGGATCCGATCTTCGGCCCGAATACCATCCAGCCGGTGACCGTCTGTTCGGCGGCCCCCTCGATCTTCAATGGCTTGCCGTCGGGCCCGTAGAGCTTGGTGTCCTTGCGCAGGATAGCGTTGAGCTCGCCGACGGTTGCCTTCGTGTTGAAGAAGGCTCGCGCCCGGTCGTAGCCGTTCGCATCGAGCAGATGCTGGAGCTTGGCATAGTTCTTCTCGATGGCGACGGTCTGCTTGCCGAAGGTGCCGGACAAGGTCTTCACCGCCTCGCCCAGGGTCATGCCCTCCCGGGTCATCAAGAAATAGACCCGGCCGGCGAAGACCGCGTTGGAATGTACGTCGTTGCCCTGGCTGGCAATGCCGAGGATCGCATCGAAGAGCATCTCCCTGTCCGCGTCCTGGCGCAGCTCCGGGAAGACCTCCTCGTACTGGGCCTTGGCCTTCTTGATCGCGGCGTCGTACCAGCCCACCGCGTTCTTGCCAGACTCCTTGCCCAGGTTGTAGATCACCTCGTCGGCCAGACCTTCGGCGATAACCTTGCGTGCCTCCGGCGAGTAGTCGCCCGGCTCGATGAAGCCCACCCGGGCCGCGCGGTTCTGCAAGGCCCACAACAGGTCGTTCTTCGAGACGCTCGAAGGCTTGGTGCGCGTGTTGTTGCGCGGCGGCTCGAGTTTCTCGGCACCGGTGACAATCGGCACCGTGCTCAGCGCCTTGCCCGACTTCGGGCGCAGCGCCGCGCGGATGTACTCGACCTCTGCGTCGGTCAGGCCGAATCGTCGGCCATATCGCTCTGGGGAGAAACGATAGCCTTCTGCTCCGACGGCTTTTGCGTACGGGACAAGAATTGAATCGACGGCCCTTCGGAATAGATCGGATGGTCCGCCGGTGCCGGCTTGATCCCGTTCTTCGCGAAGAAGGCTTCCCACTCCGCCTTCGAGATACGTTTCTGCGTCATTCAGGTTGCTCCTGACATAGAAGTCGGTGAGCTCCTTCAAGCCCGCCGCCTTGCGAATTTCATCGACTGCTGCGCGCAGCGCGAGATAGCCGTCCTGATCGCCGAAGTGCAGGAACTTGGCACCGCGGCCATCCACACTTGTACTATAGTCAAGCCCGGCGGCCCGCGCCGCATCGGCCAGGCGCTGAACCTGCTCGGCCGTCATCACCTTGTTCTGGCTGATCAGGATCGCCGGGATCTGACCGTCCGCCTCTTCAAACCACGGCTGCGCGGCCACCGTTGCGTCCTGGGCCATCAAGAAGCCCAGCACCTTCGACGCCTCGTTGGCCTGCTCGAAGGACATCTCCCCGGTCAGCACGAAGCTGGGCTCCGGCTTGCCTTCCCACGACCCTGCGATCTGGGCCACCCCGGTGATCCGAGCCCCGGTCAGTGCCTCGATCGTGTCACGCGCCGACTTCGCAGCCAGCACCTTGCGCACCGCTTCCCCGATTGCTTCAAGGCTCGGACGCTGTTGCGTCGGCCCTACGAAGGGCGGCACTTCCTTACCTTCCAGCTTCGCCGGATCCATCGCCGGCTCCTGCTGCGCGGCCGCAAGTTTCGCCGCCGGCGACCAGCCGAACTCGCCCGGCTTGCCCCCTACCGTGATGGAGACCTGATTCTCCTTCTCCAGGGTGCGCGTCGGGCTGCGCACCACCTCCCCTGCCGCTGCCTGCCGCACGTAGCGCCCGGCCAGCTCCGACAGATACACCCGCTCCTCGCCGTCGAGGAGGCCCGCCTTGTCGAAGGCCTGGAAGACCTCCTCGTCTGCGCCCGCCAGCATGTCGCGCCAGCGGCTGGCCGGCAACTCCCCGGCCGGCAGCCCCTTCAACGCCCGGGCGCGGGCGGCCAGTTCCTTGGCCTGGGTGACCGGGCTGACGGTGTCCGTCTTGACCGGCTTGGCGCCGGGCCGCGCCGGGATCTTGCCGTCACCCTGACCGAGGTAGGCCACCGGTACGCCAAGGTGCCGCTTGCCGAGCAGCACCGCAACCCCTTGAGTCTTGCCTGCCGCACCGAATGCAGCGGCCTTGTAGTAGCCGTCGTAGCCGGCATCGACCAGAGCCTTTTCCACCACGTTCGCGGACTGGTGGTCTCCCGCTCGGTAGTTACGGGAGACGACCCCCTCACTGTCCGTGTCCCAGTCGTAGAGGTTCGACAGTTCGACTTCGTGGGCGTGGCCGCCGGTACCCGCCTCAGCGTTAATACCGTTCCCTTCGTCGACGTAGAAGTAGATCCGACTGCGAATCGCAGGATCTGCACCTTCCAGGCGACGGGCTTCCTCCGCAGCATGCCCGGTACCGAAGAGGGCCCCCGCGAGCGTCGCACGCTGCTGCCGGGAGAAGTGCGTCCCGACAACCGTTACTGATCCGGGTTTTCCAGGCCGTCCGTACGTTGGGCGAGAATCGCCGCGGTTATATCCACCCCGCTCTCCGGATGGTCCGGCCACGGCAGTGCCGCGTTCGGGTCGCCCATCCGCGCGTTGATGTTGTCCAGGATCTTGCGGTTGTACTCCCCGTACGCCTTCGCGTCGCGCCAATCCGGCGCCGGTACCTTGGGCACTTGAGGCTTGTCCATTCGTATCTCCCACCCGGGCAAGGAAGACCCCCTCGGGCGTCTGTTCGATCTCGTACTGCACACCTTGACGGGCGTGCCACTCTTGCGTCGCACGCGCCGATTCCGCCTTCGCGAAGGGCCCGATGCGCTGCTTGGATGCTACCACAGTTCCCGCCTCAGCGTGAGCGTCGCTCACCTTTTGGCCGGCAGCCTTGGCCCCTTGCGCGTAGTAGCGGCCGGCCAGCTCGGTCAGCTTTTCAAGGTCGCGAATGTGCTTTTCGATGCCTGCGAAACGGGCGCCCCGCTGGAAGAGCTCCTGACGCAGCCGGGCGGCGAGAGCCTTCATGCCCTGGATGAACGCCTGCAGTGCAGACGGGTTGGTCTTGCTGAGCTCGTCGAAGACGGTATCCCAGAAACCGGGCCGCACGCTGGCCCGCCCGGTGGCGTCCATCACGAACTCTTCGAGGAGGGCGTCCCGGTTGGCGACGCCTGCGGCCTTGAGCGCCCCGTCGAGCGACGTGACACCACCATCGAAGTTGGCTTGCGCCCAGCTGATCAGGGCGCCATCTGACATATCCAGCGCCTGGGTGCTGGCCAGCGCGGACAGGTAAGCCTGATACGCCCCTTCGTTTTCTCGACGGATCGAGTGCCCTACTTCATGGACAGCTTCGGCAACGGGATTGATGGCCCCTGCCACATTGAGGAAGACTTTACCGGTTCGACCACGAATGATGGCGCCTCCCAGCCCCACTTCCTTTGGGTCAGCTCGAAAGAGGACCAACGAGCGAGCATTCGCTCCCAGGACTCTTCCGAGGAAGATTGCATCGGCGGCAGAGAGGCGTGCGTCAGACGCACCCTGCACCGTAGCAGGGAGGGCGTCTGGGGTGACGAGCTGGATGGCGCCAGGTCTGGCACCTTGGGCTCGTGCGAGGAGTTCGACATCGGCCTGGTCCTGTGCGGAATACTGGAACGGCTCCAGCGCATACCGCAGGGCGGCATTCACTTGTCCTGCCGTCTTCGCACTGACCACCGTCTCATTGTTGCGCGTGCGCAACAGCTTGCCGGCGAGGCCCGTGACACCAAGCGCCTGGGTCAGGTTCTGCACCGCCTCGACGGGGGCGGCCACGTACAGCGTCCCATCGGCGCGAATCTCGCTGCGGGGCAGAGCTGGTACCTCCTTCGCGCTTTCGACCTGTGGGCTCTGTGGGAAGCCGAGCAAGGCCGCCCCTGCCGCCTCCCGCGGTCCTGCTGCGGCGCGCAGTGCGGCCCCTTCGGCCTGGGCCACCAGCACCTCAATAGGGTCGCCGGTCTCAATGGCGGCGGCCTCCCGCTCGAGGAGCAGCTGATCGAGCGGATCGACTACGCCGGCAGTTGATTGGCCGGCGGGGTCTCCCAGAGCCATACCCGCTCCGCCGCCGGGTGCAGCCTCTCCGGCAGCACCACTTCCTCCTGCAGCGCCTTCTCCACCGTCTCGTGCCAGTCCTGCGCCTCCGCGCGGGTTAGCACCTTGTCCTTGATCGCCTGTTGCATCTAGCGAGGCAGCAGCATCGGGAACCTCCGTCAGTTGTGCGTTTTCGGGATCGAGCAATTGCCGAGCGGCCTGGTCCGCCGGCTGGACGAACTGAGCCCCCTCGACCAGATCGGCCAGATCGCGCCCGGCGGCATCTGCCTCCGTAGCCGGCTGCCGCGCCGCACCCACGGCACCCGCCGTCGCCATCGGTCCGATGCCGGCCACCGTCTGGGCCGCCGTCTCGCCCAGGCCTTCGAGCGGGTTGCGCCCGTCGATGCGGGAGGCCAGCGAGTTGGTCAGCAGCTGCGGGGCGAGCTCCTCGGCCAGCTCGGTGCCCGTCTCACCGGCAATGACGCCGGCGGCCCGGCCCGCGGCGGTGCGCCCGGCACCCAGACCCAGCATGCCTGCTTCCGCGCCGTACTTGCCGCCGAGCCAGCCGAGGACCGCGCCGACACCGGCCGACAAGCGCGACTCCTCCAGCGCCCGGGCGCGCGCCTCCTCGTCCGGCACACCCTGTTCGCGCAGCGCCTGGTAGATCGTGTCATACGCCTGCTGGCGCGCGTCGCCGCCGGTCATACCGGCGTTGGCCGCACCGGCCGCGCCGGCGGTCACCTTCGCGATCTGCGCGGCCGAGGCGCCCCGCATCGCGGCCGCGGCCTGGGCGAGCTTGGCCGGCCCCAGCACGCCCAGCATGGAGGGCATGGTGCGCAGCGCGAAGTAGGAGAAGAGCGTCGGGTCGGTCAGGTACTCGTCGGCCGCAACCTTGACCTCGTCCCACAGCCCGTCCTGCGCCGCGGCCTGGATCCGCTCGCGGGCTTCCTCGAGGCGGGCCTGGAGGAACGGGCTCAGGTTGCCGTCGGCCGCCTGTGCGGCGCGCTGCATGCGCTCGGCCGTCTCCGAGTCGGGCGCGAAGAGGCCCACGAAGGAAGCCAGGATCTGCTGCATGCCAGCACCCACCGCACCGGCCGCATCGCTGACGACTTCACCTGTGGTGCGCCCCGCGGCGAGGTTGCGCTCGCGGATCCTGCGCTCGGCCACCGGACGATCGACAGCGCCGGGCGCGCGGCTCTGGTTGTCCGGGAAGTAGCCGTCGGCCGGCACTTCCGACTGGCGCAGTGCCAGCTCGCCGCGCACCGCGGCCTCACGTTCGCGCTTCTGATAGGCCAGGATCGCGCGGTTCTGCTCGTCCGGGCTGTCCGGCCCTTCCGGCACGCCCGAGGTGGCCCGGTTCTCGTTGGTCTCGGCCTGCATGCGCTGGCGCAGGCTACCGACGGCGGCGATGCCCTGCTTGATCAGGCCAGGCGCCTGCTTTTCACCGAAGCCGATCTGGCGGTAGAACTCGTCTTGCGGAATGTGGCTGTAGAACTTCCGGTGCAGGGCCGGTGCCAGGTTCTCGTCGGGGACATCCTTGTAGGCAGGGTTCTTCTCGCGGAATTCGGCAAGTTTGCTCATGGCGTCAACAGGACAAGGGGGGGGATGCCGTACCTTGCCTGTTTTCTCGCGGCGGGGGTGTCCTCTTGCAACAGCGCCCGCACGAGGCGGGCGCTACATCACTTGAACAAACCGAGCGGGTCTGCGTCCTCCGCCGACCCTGCGCCAGGTGCGGGGCCCGCACCCAGGATGGTATCGACTTCCGCCTCGGCGTCGGCCCGCGCCTTGGCCCGCCCGCCGGGCCCGATATAGGACGTGTTGTTCGTCTTCAGGAGATCGGTGGTCATCTCCGCCACCCGCCGTGCCCGGTACGCTTTCTGCTGCTCCGGCGACATGCGACGGTACATCTCCTGCTCCTTGGCGCCGGTGGACATCCAATCGTCCGCCCCTTTCTGGCGGGTGCCCCTTCGATCTGCAGGGGGCAATGCCGCCAGCCCCTCGTTCTCCAGCTCCTGACCACGCGCCTCTGCCTGATACTTCTTCGCGCTGGCGTGGCTGGCGGCGGCAGACGCCTTGTTACGCCCGATCTCGCTGTCCGTCTTGCGCAGATCCGCAGCGTGTTTCTCCCGCTCACGCCCAACCTCGCCCATCTGCACGAGGCGATCGACACCGAGCAGTATGCCGATCTGCTCCTCGTCCAGTTCGCTCATCACCTGGCCGTTCGCGCCGGTTACCTGAAAGAGCATCCGCCCATCCGGGCGCCGGGTCTGCCTGATCGTTACCGGCTGACCGAGGCGTGCGCCAAACTTCTGCTCGAGTGCCCTGGTATTCCCCATCGCGATGTCGGTCAGCAGGCCTTCCTGCTCGAGCTGGTTGCGCTGCGCCATCAAGGCCTGGAATTCGTTGGGCTGAATGATCCCGGCCTTCATTCCGAGGTCCAGCTTCATCGCGTTACGGTCGAGCGGGTCACGATCCCGATAGTTGGTATCCACGCTCATCGACAGGTTCTGCCAGGCCTGCACCCGCTCCTGCTCCTGCGCCTCGCGTTCGCGGTCCTGTTTTTGCCAGGCGTGCCGTTCTTGCAACATGCTGAGCTGCGCCTGCTGACGTCGCGCCTGCTCCTCTTGCTGCCGTGCGTTCAGCATGAACTGGGATCCCTGCATCGCGCCTTGCCCCAGCCCCGTGAGAATCGCCAGTCCGCTCATGCCAGTGCTCCCAGTCCAACCCGTTTGATGTCCTTCGGCGTCTTGCCCTTCTTGCGCTGAGCCAGCCCCTTCTTGTTCAGCCGCTCCAGCGTGTCGTGCCCGATCATCGCCGCGGCCTCGGCATTGACGACGTGCTCCTCTTCCGTGAGCAGCGCCGGCACGGTGTCATCGTTGCCGCGCCACTCGCCGGGCACCTTGCCGCCGTCGTCCCTCAGATCCACGCTGTTGCCGACCTTCTCGACCTTGCCGCCATTCTTCCAGGCGCCGAGCAAGGAGCCGACGGCCATCGCCGCGCCGACCCAAGGCAGCGCAGTGCCGACGGCAGCCATCGCCGCGGAGCCCGCCCCTGCCGTACCGGCAAGCGTCGAAGTGGCCGCGGTGGTGGCGCCGGTGCTCATCCCGCCGGCACCGAGGGCTCCCGAGATCGTGGAGGTCGCACCTGGCACCGACGCCCCTGCGGCTGTGCTCATCCCGCCCGAGCCCAGCGCCCCTGTAACCGTCGAAGAGGCCCCCGGCACTGCGCCGGCAGCACTGGCCAGGCCCTGGCTGCCTGCGACTTCCGTGGCGACCTCTGCGCCGAGACCTGCCCCGTCAGAGATGTTTGCCGCGAGGTCCATGTACTGCTGGGCCGCGGCCGGATCCCCTGCCGCTGCCGCTTCCTTCGCTGCCGACAGGTAGGCGTCCCGTGCCGCACCTGCCTGTTTTGCGCTCATCCGCATGCCTGCAGACTGGGCGCCGACGTTGGCCCCGGCCTGCTGGCCACCCACCTTGGCGACGACATTCGCCATCTTGTCACCCCCGGCAGTGGGGTTCTGGAGCAACTGCTTGAGCTGGTTGCCCTGCCTGGCGCCGGCCATCGCGCTACTCACCGGGCTCTGTTGCGGACGCTGCGCCTGCGCCGGCGGGGCGGTCACCTGGCCAGTCTGGAAGAAGCCGTGCTGCTGCCCGCCGGCAGTACCGCCCAGCATGTGGCGCTCCACGGTTTTCACCTTGCCGCCATCCTTCAGGCTCATCAACGCCATCGTGCCGCCCACGGCCGCCGAAGCGGCGTTCTGCTTCTGGGCGTCCTTGTTCATCTGGGCCTGCTGCTGTTGTTGCGCCAGGGTGCTCATGCCGCTCGTGGCACTGCTCATCTGGTTGGCCGCCATGTTGCTCTGGCCGGTGAAGGTGCCGATGGCGTCCTGGGCGACCGCGCGCTGGTAGTTCTTCGCGTCGTGACGTGCCGCGTTCGCACCGGCCGCCATCCGTGCTGCGTTGGCCGACTCCAGCCTGCGCAGGGAACCCGCGAACCGCGGATCGTTCGGATTGACCCCCATCGAGGTCAGGTCGCGGATGATCGCGGCCCGCTCCATCGCGTTGGCACTTGCCATGTCGGCTTGCGCCTGGCCGGCCTGCTTCTCGGCGTAGCCCGGATCCAGCGTCTCGTTGACCGAGCGCATGTAGCCGTCAGTCACGCCCGGCAGGTTCGCCTCGGCCAGGCCCCGCAACAGGCGCGCGGACTCGGCCTGTTCGCCGTAGAGCTTCTCGAGGTTGGCGTAGTTGTCGGCACCGCCACCACCCCCACCACCACCGAGGATCAGCCGCCCGCCTTCGTGCCGGGTTACGCTGTCACCTAGCGGCTCACCGGCCGCGTAGAGTTGTCGCCTGCTTGTCATTGATCAATCTCCAGAATCGGCACGCAATAGCCGATGTCAAACCCCGATCGCTGGTACAGCTTCGCCACCGCCAGCCGCGTCCGGGTCTCGACCCAGTCGCACTTGAGGGTGCGGGCCGCTGCGACCAAGGCCTCCCTCGCACGCTCGGCACCGCGACCTGCGCCATACTGCACATAGAGCACGCGCTTACGCGGAAACTCGACCAGCACGCACGTCGCCACGAACTCGATAATCGACTCGTCGGCCACTGCGATGGCAAACATGCGCCCGCCGGCGATGCCCTCGCGGATGTCATCCAGTGTGTATTCCCCACGGCCATAGGGCATCGCGCGCTCGAGGAGCGCGGCGATCTGAGGCCACAGGGGGCCGACAGCCAGATCCTTGGGGACGACGCCGATGAATTTCATGGTCTGCATCCTGCCGCATCTTTCGCAGCGGGGGTGTCCTATGGCTGAGGTCTGTCCGGCCAACAGATGTTCAGCGGGTCCGTCTGCTGCGTGACATCACGCAGCGCCTGCCGGTAAGCCCGCCACGCGGCACGCTGGGCGTCGGTCAGGGGCACGTCCGGCAGCGTTGTCCAGTCGGATTCAGCCAGGCGCCGGTCGCGGGTTGCGCGCACTGCCGCCCAGGCCTTCTCCGCATCGAGCGCCCACACTTTCGTGCTCCAGTCGAAGCGGTGGTGCTCACTCGGACGCTTCGGCATATCGACGACTTTGCCTGCGACAACCATCTGCGTGTGGGGCTGGCTCAGGCATTCGAGGATGCCTTGCTCCGCTGTAGTGGAGGGCAGCACCTCGGTAGTCCCACTCATGATGATGCGCCCGGTCCGGCGCTCGAAGAGCGTGAAGGGTTTCATCTGGTCACCTCTTGAATGCGAGCACGGTCAGGTTGCACGCTCCGCTAATTGCAGCGGGGCCGGTTGCGGACACCGTCAATGTTGTTGGTCCGGTCACGAATCGACCATGCACCAAGGTGTGATCCCACGTAACGTGACCATCGGCCCCGACAATGGCGCGACGGGGCGAACTGATGCCGTTGACTGAGAACGTTTGATGGACAGAAATGCCTCCGTCAATGAGGTTTCCAGTCCCGGTGTACCAACCCCAAAACTCCGCGATGCCGATGACCCGGTATGTCTGCCCGGCCGGAATATTGATCGTCGTGGCAACGTATGAACCGCCGGATGCGAACGCAGACACCGATACCGCATTACCCGCGAGGTGTAGCGTGTCGATACTGGCATTCCGGATGAAAGTGTCTTTCATGTAGACGCCCGCCGGAATTGGTGCACCGGTCACCGGATCGGTGGTGCCGGTCGTCTGCACAACGAACGGGATGTTTGCTGCCGGCGGCGTTGTGCCGGCAGGTACAGGCTGGGCCGGGTTGCCGATGGCGAACCGGTCCGCCCTCACGTAGAACGCACTGGTCGGGTTGCTGTTCGGGCTGGTCAGGCTCATCAGGCCGAAGCCCGACACCCACCCCTTCTGGTCGATCTTCACCGTGTAGTGCGCGGCCAGATTGCCGTCGCGATCGGCGCGCAACTGCGCCTCTTCGGCGAGTGCCTGTCGAATCGGCGTACCGTCGGCGCCGAACACCTCGGTCTGCATCTGGCTCCACTTCGTCGCCTGGGATGCGTTCCAGTTCACCGAAAGGTTCCCGCCGTCCTGGATCAATGCACTGTTGTTGCCGACCGCGGCGAACACGGTATTGACCGCCTGCACCAGCGCGCTCACCGCGTTGGCCCGTACCTCCTTCTCCTCGAGGATCGCGGCGGTGTTCCCGCCTGCCGTCACCTTGACCGCGGACACCTCCCTGGCGAGGGTCGATTGCCCGTCCAGCCGTTCTTCCCGCTCCTGCGTGAAGCCGTCCGCGAGTGTGGCGATCTTCCCGATCGACAGGCTGTTCTGCCGGTTCAGCCACTCGATGCGCGCACCCAGCGCCTCCCACAGCGGCGAGCGCTCGACGATCTGACCCACCGCTTCGACCAAGTCGCCGACGGTTCCCCACCCGGGTGCGCCGGGCAGATCACCGCCGATGGACGAAATGCTGGTCGCCAGCCGCTGCATCCCTTCCGAGACGATCTGCTGGGACAAGTGCCTGATGTCGGCCTCGGTCAGAAACCGCTGCTCTGTCTGCCCGTTGCGGGTGTTGTGCGCCGTGATCAGATCCTGCAGCACCCTGCGGGCGGCTGGATCCTGCACGCCGGTCGCCGGTGCCACACCGCTCACCGGCGCGGATACCTGCTTAGCCATTGCGCAACTCCATGAAGCTGGCCCCCAGTTCGATGGCCCGGAAGGTTCCCGTGCCGAAAACGGCGACCTGCCATTGCTTGGACGGCGATACCGGGTGCAGCCGGAAGGCGTACTCGTCCTGCCTACCCGGAGGAAGCTGAATCTCGATGGCGGTCCGCCCCGATGACGCATCCACGACGGTCAGCACGAATTGCCCGTCGTAGCGTGCGACCGCGGCGCCGAAGCTGACCGGGCGCGGGTACTTGAAGACCTTGCTGTGCCACATCAGTGCGAGATCCTCTCCTGCCCCGAACTCCGCAAACCCCTCCTCGAAACACAGGAACAGCTCGTCGGTCGTGTGCGAGACGGCGATGCCGGTGGCGCGACCAGGAAGCGCAAGAGTTGAGAACCCGGGCGCCTCGTCCATCCGAAGCATGAAGTTCATCCCGTTCGGAGCGTCGATGATTCCCAGCACCTGGCCGTCCCACGCACCGAGGGTTATGTCTCGCAACGTGTAGCGATACCAGTCACGCCAGTCGTTGCGTGTAAACAGATCCTGGGTGCCAACTGTGGCCTGCCCGCCGGAGACCTGCACCAGGCCGTCGTTGCTCACGTAGATCGCCGACCCCTCGATGCGTGCCATACTCCGCGGCGTCATGCCGGCCTGTTCGGCGTTGAGAGCCTGCTGGGTCATCTGCTCCGGGTGCGGTCCGTAGACCAAATACGGCTGCGCCGTCGTGGTCACCAGCAGCCCGCCTTCGACTTCGATGATGCCTGTGATCGAGTAGGGCAATGTCATGAAGTACGGCCAAGCGTGCGGCCGGTACGGCTCGCTGAAACGGATGTCCTTGCCACTGGCGCCGGCGAAAAACCCGTTTCCGGCATATGTCAGACTGTGCAGGTTCGAGGGCGGCGGATCCCACTCCTGGCTCTGCAGGGTGACGGCCGTCGCCGGTCGGTCGGTAGCGTCCCACACCGCCCACTTACCGCTGATCATCTCGGTGCGCGGAATCGTGTTCACCTTGATGTAGTCGGCGGTGCGGCCATAGGTCCGGTAGAGGTTAATACCCCGCACCGGCCGACCGCCAGACAGGGGCGTATAGGCCTGCTTGACCAGGACATCCTGGAACGGCATCACCTCGACGGTCACCGGGTCGGACGGGGCGCTCTCCTCCCCCCATGTGTTCTCGAAGGTCGTCACATAGGCGATGCTCTCGACAGCGGCGGTGCCCCAGTCGATGGTCACCGAGTACCGGTTCGTTCCGACTTCTCTGCTGAAATTGCTCGCGGAGCCGGTTGCCAACGTCACACCGCTGGACCCGACGACCTCCGCGACGAAGGCCATCGTGCCTTCGGTCATCAACTGCGCTGCGCCCGTCGTCACGTTCCCGGCCCCGCTGGTGAGCCCGGTGTAGAGCGCGGCTGCCCCGTCGTAGATACGCCCTAAGTAGTCAAACGCCGTCGGGTCAAACAGCCCACCATCCGGATGCTTCACAGGCGCCCAATACTCCGCACCCAGTGCGGTCGTGATGGCTTCAACGGTACTCATGCCGCTCTTGATCCGCCAGCGCCCCGTGCGCAACAGTTGCGTCGCGGCCTCATACACAGTGCCGCCTCCGTCGCCGGCGGCAGGGACGACGACGACGCGGCGATCCCAGTGCGCGACGCCGTTGTGCGGCGGATAGATCCACCCATCAGGCCCTGGCTGCAAGCCGCTGGTCGTGCCGTCCTCCGGGGTCACCGCCCCGCACGGCGCAGTCGGGATCTCGACCGTCACCTGTTGCCAGGGGCTCTCGACGGAGACGACCGTCGCCTCCACCGACTTCGCCTCGACGCCTGCCAGCAGGCACACCGCACGCATTCGCAGCGTCGCCCCGGCGTCTCCCGCCCAGGAGTTCGACGGTTTGAGCTCGACCTCCGGCGCAGACGCCGGCCGCGCCACCCCGACCGCCCAGCTCTGCGCCGGAGGGCGCGGGTTGGCAAGCGCCGGATAGGCGGCAGTCATCTGGGCGACTCGCAGGCCTTGCCCTTCCGAGTTGAAATACACGCGCGAGTGCGCGTCACCGACAGTCGGCGCCAGGTACGCACGGGTGTAAGTCGGCCACGCGAAGAAGCGCAGGCCGTCATCTGTGAAGAGGCTGCGCACAGCCTGTGTCGTCGGCTGCAGGGGCCCGGGGCCCTTCAGGCTGCGCAGCTCCCCGTGCGCAAAGTCGCAATTCAGAGCGTACGCCGCGGCACTGTCAGGCAACCGCTCGGCAGGTAAGCGCGGCACCATGCCGGAAAACTGCGCGATTTTCAGGATCGTCATTCGTCGGACCTCGCGCAATCATCGTGCAGGGCTTTGCAGCCCAAACCCCACTGCAGCACTTCCAGCTCCCACAGCTCGCGTGGCAGGGTTGTCGGCGGTGGGTCCGGGCAGCGTTGCGCGCATTCCGGTGCCACCGGTTCCGGCACGCACTCCATAGGCGGCATAGAGGGCTTCGATGCGCAGGCGGTGAGGGTCACGCCACTCGCAGCTACGATCCAGGTCTTGAGTCGCATCGGCAATCACCCCCTGAGATAGAGCAGCTTTGCGCCCTCGCGCTTCGGCGGCGAGAACGGCGCGTTTTTGTTCAGCTTCAAGTGACGCACGGACTCCCTCAAGAGCGGACTTGCCCCAATCCGCGTAGGCCGTTGCGACAGCCAGCTCGCGTTTCGCGCAAGCCCCTGAAGCCATCCCATGCCCCAGCCAGAAGCCCAGGACTCCAACCACAACTGCAGCGGCGATTTGTAGATAGGTAACCACACGTCAACCTCCCATGCACTGCCGGTACTCGTCTTGCCGGCGCTTTACCAGGCCGGGTAGCTCACGGCCACCCGCCTTCGTCCAGCGCAACAGTTCGGCGCACGCGCCGCTGTAGTCCCCCGCGTTGAGTTTCCTGACCAAGGTCGAATTGCAGAATGCTGCTGACCCCACGTTGTAGGAGAAGCTGATGTAGGCGTCGTATTCGTGCTGGTGCAGAGGTACTTTCACACACTTTTTCAGCGCCCCCTCGAACTGCTGGATGTCCGTCAGGGCTCGCTGCAGTGCGCGCTCAGGCGTAATCCGGTCACCCATTTGCACGCCGCCTGTTGTGCCGAACCCGATCGTTGGCACGTCACCGGGCACAGGGATATATGCTTCTCCCCGGTAGCCTTCATGCAGGGCAATACCTACCAACGCAGCGGCCGAGAGTGACAGAGCAGCAACGAGTGAGCGCGGGTGCTTCATTGCAGATCCTTCTGTGCAAGCAGACGAGCGACGAGTGCAGCACACACAGTTACCCCGGACAGTACGGCGAACACGTTGCGTGGGATGTCATGGACAAACAGTGGAAGGACGACCTCCATTCCGGTGAGCACCCCAGCCAGAAGCATCAAGCGCACGCTCCACGCTTTGCGGAGCACCTCGCGCCAGTCGGGGAGAAGTACCATCACTGCAGCCCCGTGAGCTTGATAAGCGCATAGGTGACTGAGCCACCCATGACTGTCCAGAGCACCACTGCGGCGCGGGTCATGCCCTTGATCTGGCTCATCAGATCGTTGAGCTTCAGCGCCGTTTCATCAAGACGACGCTCCGCGAGCTCGATGCGAGAAAACGCACGAGCCAGGGCTTCGTTGTGGGACAAGTGCTTGCTCTCCAGCACTTCGACACGACCGAGCATGGTGATGACGCGATCGAGCTTCTCGTCCATTTTCCCGATGGCATGCAGCACATGGTCGTGCTGTGCTTCGAGCGTGGCGATGCGCCCGAGCTGCGTGCAGCTTGGCGGATTGGAGCAGGAGGCATCAGTCATCTGCGGCTTCCGTGTAGCGATTGGGGAGGTGCTTGCGCAGCACTTCGGACCGATAGCTCTTGTAGCAGTGATCCTCGTCCCAAAAGAACAGCGCGTCGATTCGCTTCCAGGCGTTCGACTGGTGGCGCAGTCGCCAGGCACGGGCAGAGAGCGTCTCATCGGCGTAGCCAAACCCATCGCCTTTGATCCAGACGACGGTATTCAGCACCTGGTCGAGGGCGATCAGGATCTGTTTCATCACTACTGCACCGCGTAGATCGAGAGGCCCGCGAACCGCATGTGCTGCTCGGCCGGCAGGTCGCGGTTGATCGTCGCCTCGCTGATCTGCCAGCAGCCCGACTCGGACATGGTCGTGCCAATAGTCGCCAAGCCCTGCACGAACGATGCGAGCAGGATGCGCTCACGGCCGTCGCGGGCCACGAACGGCATGCGAAACATAGCATCGACCGGCAGCACAGCGCCATCCGGGCCGCGCAGCTCAGCGGTGACTGTCACCGCGGTGCCGACCGGGACGGTCACGTCGCCGGGCTGGATGATCGCGGCAGGGCTGTCGGTGGCGACGTTGGTGATGACAATTTCAACGAGCGGTTGTGGCGCCGCTGGGGTGAGCGTGGATAGATCAATGATGTTCATCATGCAATCCTCAGGTAAAGATTCGGGGCCGTGAATTCGATGCCGATGTAGAGCGGCGAGCGAGTCATCATGCCGCTGCCGCCCACAGCAACCCAGACACCAGCGCCGTCTGTGGCGACGGCGTTGATGATCGTCGACCCGAACCCAGAGGTCACGGCGGACCACGTTGCGCCGTTGTCCGTGGAGCGAGTCATCCTGCCGTTGCCGCCCACAGCAACCCAGACACCAGCGCCGTTTGTGGCGACGGCGTTGATGATCGTCGACCCGAACCCAGAGGTCACGGCGGACCAAACACGTGCTTGGACCCCTCCCACGGTCGATATCGGATAGCTTGGTAATTCGCTACTGGAAACAGCAAGCCCCGCTTTCAGGAACGTCATACCGTCGACAGTCACAGTCGGCCACGACGACCCCAGATAGTGCGCCGTCCCGACAGGCGGCTTCCAGCCACCGCCACCAAACAAATTAATCACCGCCATCAGATATACCTCCACTCAGTTCCTTTGTACGCAAACGTCACCGTCGCGCCCGCAGCATTGATCCGCCACGTATCGGCCCCGCCGTAATTGACCAGCGTGTCGTCAAAAGCACCAACCGACACGCGGCACTCCATCCCTGCAGTCGGCGATGCAGGCAACGTGATGGTCTGGCCGGCGGCAGTGACGGAACACCACTCGCGGTCGGCCAGGGTCTTACTCGTCGCAGTGGATGTGATGTTCCAGCCCGCAGCGCCCAGCCCCTTCAGCGACCCAGCGGTCAGGCGAAGTTCGCACCGCGTCGCGTCCGGCCACGCTCGCGCGGAAGTGCCTTCTTGCGCACGCTCAACGGTGAGGTCGTTGCCTGTGCGTGCCGTGACTTTCACGATCTCCCAGGCACTCTCGTTGCCGTTACCGTCGAGGCCGACCAGGGTGAGCAGGAAAAAGTCGCCCCCGGTGGGTGCCGGCATGCCCGAGCCGTTTGCCACGGTCAGCACCGTGGCGACGGTGCTGATGGCGCCGTTCAGGGTCGTGGAGACGTTGTTCGCGAACAGTTGCGTCATGTCATTTCACCCGGCAGGTCAGTTCGTCCTCGAAGCGCTCGCCACCTGCGGTCGAGACGATCAGCGTGACGGTGTAGCTCGCGCCCGCGTTCCCACCGTCGAGCCAGATACGCACGCGGTCTGTCGCCGCAAGCACCGGTGTCGCGGTCAGCTCGCCATCGGGCGAGACGGTGCAGGACTCGACCAGCGTGACCTCGTCGCCTACATCCAGCGCCTCGTCGTAGAGCACCGAGACGCTGATGCGCTCGGCGGCGGTTTTCGGCAAAGTGCCCAGCTTCATCTGCGGTATTCCCTCTGGTATGCCGAGCGCCGGAGCTCGCGTGGGAGCCCGGGCCTGGTGTATTTCTGGCGATCGTTGTCTTCGCGGTAGGGGTTGATCACGCCGGACCCGAAGTCCAGCGCCTGGATCACCATCGGACCGCTGAAGAACTGCCGGCGCGCGCCGTCCAGCGCCGCGCCGATCTCGATCACCGCGGTGCCTCCTCCCACCTTGCTCCACGCCCAGTCCCCTTCAAGGCGCACCGCCATCTCTGCGGCGCCGGCCAAGCTCTTGCGGTATGCGTACCCCGTGCCGGTGGCCACGATGCGCAGGGTCGCCGCCCCTTCTCCTCGCACCAGAATCTCGCCGTCACACTGGGCGACGACCGTCTTCACCGCCGCGCCGTCTCCGCGACGATCAGCCCGGAAGGCCCCTGTCGCGGTGATGCTCTTGACCGCTGCGCTGGCCAAAGTTGGGCGGCGTACCGTCAGCGTGCCGGTGGCCGCCAGCATCCGCATATCCAAGGAGCCGATCAGGGCCTGCCGCAGCATCCCTGCGTCCTCGACCTGCAGGCTCACCGGTGCATCGCCGAACATGCCGATGTGGCGCACGCCACCGCCGTCAATGTGGCTGGGCTCGAGCACGGCAGTCATTGAGGCCAGCAGCGTAGCGCCAGCGGGCTGGGGCCTTCGGATCGCTGATGCCGTGAAGTCGCCTACGACTGCCACCACAGCAGTGCCTGTGCCGTGGTGCGCCCGTCGGCCATCCATCTCGACCTGCAGCGGCGTGAGCACCGCCTGGCCGTCGATGAAGACCACGCCGACGTCTCCGCGCGCGTCGATAGACAACACCGCGGTGCCGTAGCCGTGGATCTGCTTGACGTAGTAGAGGCTCGCGGCCAGGCAGATCACCGCCGTACCGGACGCCCCTCGGCTCACCGTCTGCGCCAGTGCCGTATCGAAGGTGACCGGCGCCTCGCCGACGAGGTAACGCCGTGCTGTCGCCTGAAACTCGCCGGCCAGTGCGATCGGTGCGGCCCCGCTCATGCGTACACGGCGGATGGGCGCCAACTCCGACGCGACAGCCAGCACCGCAGCCCCGTCCAGGGCCACGGGCAGGCGACGGGCGCTGGACCCGTTCAGCGAGGCGCCGTTCAGCCGCACGATCCGCTCCTACCGGCGCCTGGTTATCGCACGATCAGCCGCAGCGCGCCGGGGATGGCCGAGAAGATGTCGGTCGGGTCGATGGTCTTCGGTGCGGTCAGCGGCGCGTGCGCCCACATGTTGCCGCCCGAGGCCGCATCCCACACGCTGAAGTGGGTCACCACGACGCTGGCCGCGCCGTTGTTGGCCGGGAAGTTGATGGTGTTGGCGTTGGTGATCTGCTTGCCGCCACCGCCTTCGTTGGCCGAGGCGGTCCAGGCGGACGACAGCGGGGTGCCGACGGACTGGCGGGCATAGGCCGGCCAGGCGGCGACGGTCACTTCGGTGCCAGCGCTGGCCGCATCGGTCGGATCCGAGGTGTGCAGCGCGATGAAGAAGTTGGACGGCAGCGGCAGTTGCGTGCCGCGGAAGTGCTCGCACAGGGCTTGCTCGAGGTAGTCAGATGCAGCGGACATGGGTGTCTCCTACGGGGTGGTCGTGCTATGCGCGAGGTGCGCGGTTGAGATTCACGTCGGTGGCCCCTTCGGCCGCCGTGCGTCCTTGCAAGGCGGCGCCGAAGGCCTGGTAGTACGCCACTGCGAGCTGGGCATTCGCGGCGTGCTCAGCGTCCTTGCTCCAGCAGCGGTACATCACGTAGTTCAGGAGAGCCGGCAGCCAGACCGAATCGAGGGGGAGCGATGCCCCCACTGAGGCTGCAGCCGGAACGGCCGCATAGACCAACTCCAGCGAGCCGGGGTTGGTATCCGGCTGGGGTGGCCAGACCAGGAAAACCTTCTGGTCCTGCGGGTCGAACATGAAGTGACGCACTTCCTGGCTGGGCGGCGACTTGTGCCACCCCGGGACGTGCGCATCGAGGGCCGACCGATCGACGCTACGCGGCGCCAGGCCGGGAGTGGATCGGTTCGTGCCCATGTTGCGCACCACATCGAGGAGCGAAGACGCATCGTCCGGCAGCGTCTGGCGCACACCTGCGACCAGCTGCACCACCGCGGTTTTCGCGCAGGCGTCCGGCTTGAAGAACGCCACTTCGCGCACACCGTCGGCGATGTAGCGCAGCTTCTCCTCGAGGGGCCAGCGCACGTCGTCCGCGTCCAATAGTAGGTCGCGGAGCCGGATCAGTACGTCATCGACTTGGACGTTGGCCACAGTAGAACACCTCAGAGCTCTCTCAACCCCGGAGGCTATCGACTATTGGCGAATGGGGGTGTCCTTTACCAAACCGGCCGCGTGCGAAGGCGCCCGCGGCCCGCCCCGACCTGGCCTCGCGCCTTGGCGCGCGCCATGTCGCGCTGGTAGAGCTGCTCGGCGATCTGCGCACCCTTCACGTCGCCGGCCTGCAGACACAGGCGGTGTCGGGCGGCCGCGGCCAGGGGCTCCCGCCAGTACCGCACCAGCTCGTCTTCCAGCGTCGTGGTGTTGACCATCGGCTCGAGGGCGAGGCGCAGCACCAGCGACCCGGCGCGCCGCGGCGTATCGACGAGGTGCAGCACGCGCGGCGTCGGCTGCGTGAAGGCCACCGAGGTGCCCAGCCGCCGCACGTCACTACCTGCCAGGGTGGCCCGGTCCAGCTTCTCGTCGGCAAGCACCGCGGCCAGCACGCGCATCGGCTCGGCGCGGGCGTCCGGCTCGATCTCGTACTCCCGCACGCCCGGCTGCACCGCGATCGGCACAGGCGAGGTCTCCTGCCACACCAGGGTATCCCGGCAGAACTGGATCGCCCCGTCGATAATCGCCCGGTCGATGGCCGGCTCCGGCACGTTCGGGTGGTACGGCAGGATGTACGGATAGAGCGCGGCCAGCAGAGCCATCAGCGCACCCGCTTGCCCATCTGCAGGCGCACGGTGTCAATCAGCTCGGCCTTCTTGGTGCTGGCGTCGAGCTTCACGCCGAAGTTGCGATGTGCGTACTCGATCAGCTGGTCCTTGGTCATGGCGTCCAGATTGACCAGGGGCGGCTGCACGTCTTCTTCCTGCTCGCGCGGCGGCTGATCGACCTTGATCTCGGCCTTGTTCTTGCGCGCGTCATGAAATTCCGGGTGCTTGAGCAGCTTCACCGCAACGGCTTCGGGCACGTCGTCGCGCGTGTCGCCGACCTCCCAGTGCAGCTTCGAGCCGTACAGGTGGTCGGTATAGGGCTTCTTGCCCCGGTAGGTGATCGAGATCGGCACGTCCGTCTCCTTGTCGTCAGGGAAAGCGAGAGGGGAGTATGCCTCCCCTCTCAGTCACGATTAGGTCAGCGACACGACCGAGTCGAAGCACATCACGCCGTGGTCCTTGACGTGGGTGCCGCCCAGGTTGAAGCGCAGCTTCGCCTTGCCACCCATGCAGTCACCGCCGACTTCCAGCGCGCGGCCGAAGTTGTACGGGTTCTCGAGCCAGTCGAAGTGGTAGTCCGAGCCTTTGTTCTTGCCGTAGCAGTTACCCAGGGCCTGGGCGCCCAGCAGGATGGCCCGGTCGAGCGCGTGCGTCGCGTCGATGGTCGCCGGCAGCGCGGTGGTGGTCTCGGCCGCAGTGGCCTTGTTGGCCGCGACGACGTGGTTCATCGAGCTGCCGGTGCCGAAGCGGATCGCGCGGTTGAGCTTCTTCACCAAGATGCCGTTCCACATGCCGACCTCGCCCTTGAACAGCGGGTGCTTGGAGCCATAGGACGCGCGGTTCCAGGCGTTCTGCTGGAAGGAGCGGATGTCGTTGCTGGTGGCCTTCAGCAGGTGGCTGTACTGGCGCGGAGTGACATAGAGCACCCACATCGGCTCGTCGGCCGCAGCCGGGTCGTCGGCGATCTTCACCGGCTGCAGCGGGAAGGCCATCTCGTCCAGCATGGTGCGCATGTTGTCGATGGATTCCAGCGTCAGCACGTCGGTGCTGGCAATCGCGCCGATGTTGGCCACACTCGGCTCGGCCAGCGAGGCGCCACCGTTGTCGATCAGGAAGTGGTTGCCGTAGGACGGCGCGACCACATCGTTGACCATGATCGCGCCGAAGTCCCCGTCAGAGGCCAGCGGCACGACCCAGTCCTCGTTCATCTCGGTACCGCGGGCGCCGGCCAGATGCACCAGAGTGGTCTGATCGTCCAGGCGGGCGAAGTAGCTGGTCAGGTTGGCCATCGCGATGTTGCGCAGGTCATGCACGGTACGCTTCTGGCTCATCTTGCCGCCGGCATCCACGACCTTGGTGAGCAGGTCGATGCGGATGTCCATCGAGGCGTTGGTCAGCGCCACGCCCGTGCCTTCGGCGTCCGCGTCACCCACGATCGGCTTGCCGCCGATGGTGCCGAACACATCCACGCTGACCTTGTCGCCGGCCGTCTTCGACAGGTCGGTGATGCGGACGACGGGCATGTCCTTGCTGGTCTGGGCCTTGAGCTTGTTGATCGCGTCGCCGGTGGAGGGCGCCGGGCCGGTCAGGGTACGCGTGAAGCCGGGCTGTTTTTGGGTCTGCGCGAAGAGCGCGACCGAAAAGAGTTTGCGGGCCAGCGCCGAGCTGGACGGCACCGAAGTGTTGAAGCTGCCGGTCGAAGCCATGTTGTATTACTCCTGCATTTTCACGTTGGTCTAGCCAAGGCGTGACAGCAGGGCGTTGATCTGGTCCGGAGACATGTCGGCCATCTTCGCGCCGAGCTTGTCGACACTCATCTGGGCGAACTCCTCCATCGGATCCGCGGCAGGCACGACCCCTCCCGGAATGTCCGAAAGCGTCCGCGGCCTGGCACTCGCCACCGCTGCCGTCGGCTTGGCGGGCTTTTCCTGGGGCTGTGCCGGTGCTACGCGCGGCGCCGTGGTGTCGGGGCCATAGAAGGCATCCACGATCTCCACGGCCTTCGCCAGTCGCTGCTCCAGCGTCAGCCCTCGATGCGCCGGTGACGCCATCAGCTTGGAATCAGCCTCGATCGCAGCGGCCCACCGTTCCGGGTCGTTGTGCTCCCAGTGCAAAAGCGTCGGGTTGGCATCAACGGCGGCCCGGACTTCGGCCTGGGCTGCCTCCTGCCGCTGGCGGTCTTCGTCTTCGATCCGCTTCGCGACGGACTGCAACTGCTGTTCGAGCTTGCGCGTATGGGCCAGGAGCTTGGCGATGGCCGGAAAGTCCTCAGCCATCTGAGCCAGATCGTCGTCGGACGTCTCGCCTTCGGCCTGGTCCTGCGGCTTGCCGCTTTGCTGCATCGCCTCGATGCGCGCCTGGAGCTCCTGCATCGCCTGCTCGGCCGCGCGACGTTTCTCGCGCTCGGTTCGCAGCACGTCGTACGGGATCGTGTGCTTGCCGTCCTTGCTGGCAATCGGCGCTTCCACCTCTTGCTGTTCCTGCTGCTGCGCCTCGCCCTGGTTTTGCTCTTCGCCTTGTGCCTCTTCGGCCTGCTCTTCTTCCACGCCGGCTGCCGCGTCGCTTTCAGCCTGTTCGGGAGCGGGACCGCCTTCCATTTGCGCCATCAGTTCCGCGAGCTTGTCGGGATCGGTGGGCATTTCGTCCGGGTTGGCGGCGTAGTAGTCCAGGTCTTTCGGTGCATTCGTCATCGCTTTCCTCTATCGGTCGGAGTCCGTCATCGACTCGGCACGCCCGTCACGCTGGGCTGCGTTGCGCCTCGTCACAGGTGCGGTATATCGAACAATCGAAAACAGGGGTGTCCTTTTGGCACACTGGCTGGACAAAAAGAAGCCCGCACGAGGCGGGCTCAAGGCCGTCCAGGAGTGTGAGGACTAGACGGGTTCAGGAGAGGGTTCAGTCGGTTTGGGCGGGCGCACCAGGTCAAGCGCCTTGCCGGCGGTCTCGGCCCGGGTCTGCTGCGTCTCGGCCTGGATGTGCTGCGTCTCGGCGGCCGTCTTCGGTGCCTTCTGCTGCAGCTCGGCGGCCTTGAGCGCCAGCGTCGCGGCGTCTTTGCGCGCCTGCACCTCGAGGGCCTGCGCCTTGAGCGCGCGGTCAGCGGCCTTGTCCTCGGCTGCGGCCATCGCAGCCTGCAGTTGCTCCTGGAGCTGCTGCAGCATCGCGGCCATCTGCTCTTTCTCCGGATCCGGCGGCGCGCCCCCTTCGCCCAGCCCCAGCACCTTGCGCGCCAGGTCGGCCATCTCGCGCCGCTTCGGAATCTCCGACGACTCGAGGAAGTACGGCACCAGCGCGGCCTGCAGCTGGGGCGGCAGGGACTTCATCACCTCGGCCAGCATGGTCATCGCCTGGGCGCGGTACGCCGGCGTGCTCGGTACGTCGGCCAGGGCCACCTTGAAGAGCACCTTGGTGACATCGTTCTCGCGGTACTCCATGCCGGTCACCGCATCCAGGACCGGGCGGTTGATCTCCACGGCGCGCTGCCGGCCTTCCTCGCCGACCAGGATCGTCATCTCGATGCCGACCAGATCCTGCGTGACCAGCTCCAGCAGGCGCTGCCCGACCTGCCGGCGCGCGAATCGGTAGTTGTCGAAGATGTCGGCCTGCATCCCGTTGCCCTGATCAACCAGGGACTGGATGGCCGTGCCCGACTTCGCGCCGTCGGTCGCACCGAGCATCGAGTTGTAGAGGCCGGCCACCTTCTGCATCTGCTCGCCGGCGTCGTGCATCACCTGGAACTGCTGCGCGGTCAGGCCCAGATCGTTGTCGATGCGGATCCCATTGGCGTTGCGCCGGTTCGGGTTGAGCACAACCACGGCGTCCGGGCGGGCGACCTCGTCGGTCAGGTCCGAAAAATCGTTGTACTCGGTGTCGAGTGCGTCCGAATCGACCGTCACCCGCTTGGTGGCCAGCAGCCACTGCAGCTTCGAGCGGCGGGCATTGACCTCTTTCTGCAGCGGGATCAGGTCGCGCACGATGCCGTAGGGCACCCGGGTGCGGTCCTCGCGGTAGCCCCAGAACGGCACGTAGGGCAGGTGGTTGCTGCCGTAGTCCTCGTCCTGCAGCTTGTGCGGCCCGACCCACAGCGACACGCGCAGCTTCGTGAAGACCGCGTGCTTGACCGTCGCGAAGCCTTCCTTGGCCGCCAGCACATGCACCGGGTTCTTGCGGTCGTATTCGACCGTGCGCCCGTCCGGCAGGGTGATGACACGGCCCTTGACCGGCACGCGGTACCAGACCTCGCGCAGGCACACCATCCGGTCGTCGGTGCGCCGCCAGTCCTGGTCGTACCAGCCCGAGGTGCTCTCCGCCTCGTAGGCGCGGGCCAGCACCTCGTCCAGGTGGCGCAGCTCGAGGAACTCGGGCGACCAGCCGGATGCGGCCGCGTAGATCACCCGGCTGTGCTCCGGGAAGTAGGAGGCCACCGTGTCGGTCGGGTACCACTTCTCTCGCACCAGGTAGCGGGCATCCGACAGGTCGCGCCGGCGCGCGTGCCAGTCCCAGAAAATCTCGCCGCGATCGACGTCCTCGACGCGGTACGGGTAGCCGAACGGATCCGCGTTGCGGGTGACCGCCACCCAGCCCAGGCCGCACTTGATCTGGGCGGCGAAAGCCTCCGAGCAGGCCATGTCGGCTTCGGTCTCGCGCTCGGCCTCGAAGAGCTTCGCGCTCATCGCCTCGCACAGATCCCGCTGTTCGTCCGAGTCGGCCTGCACACGCCAGTCGGTGCGTGTCTTCGCCTCCAGGCCCAGCAGCGAATTGACCAGCGGCTTGATCTGGTTGATCACCACCGGCTCGATGCCGCGGCGCGCATACTCCTCGCGCTCCTCGACGGTGAGCTGATTGCCGTCGTAGAACGCAGCGGCCCGGTCGGCCTCGATGCGCCAGTGCGGCTGCCGGCGGATGTCCTCGACGATCTGCTGGTACTGCAGAGGCGTCAGGCCGCTCACATCAGGGTTGCGTTCGTCTTTCTCAGGTTGCATCGTTGCCGACTCGTCCGGTAGTTGGCGCCGACTCTTGCACAGACGCGCGAATAGGGGTGTCCTCAGAGCACGCCCATCGGTCGGCGGGTGCGCCGCTCGACGCGGGCCGCCCGGTGCGCCGTGGCCGTGCCGCCGACCGTCCGGTAACCCTGGGCGTGCTGGCGCAGTGCGTCGGCCGCCTCGGAGTGGATGTCGTGCAGCGGTGTGCGGCCCCAAGTGCCCAGTCGCGTGTTCCACTCCTTGCGGTACAGCGCCAGGTGCGCCAGGCCTTCCTTGCAGCCGGCCTCGTCGAACCAGTATTGGCCGAAGGCGTCACGGACCATCTGGATGCCGACGGTGATGTCGTCGATGCGCGGCACGATCACCCACTCACCGCCGATGGCGAACTTGCGCAACTCGTCCTCGGCCGACTGCACCGCGGATCCCTGCTGCCGCTTGTGCGCGGCGTCGTGCGGCAGGTAGTGCTTGCCCCAGACGCAGCCCATCTCCTGCATCTGCTTTATGAAGTACGCATATGGCTCGCCCCAGCCCTCGATGAACTTGAAGAACCGGTGCGTCAGGCCCTGCTGCTGGTGGAACCAGATCGCAGTGCCGTCGCTGTTGCCGATGTCCCAGAAGGTATTGACCGGCAAGCCGTCCAGGTACGGCACGCAGCCGATGCGCCCGGCCGTCCTGGCGGCCGAGAGCTGGACCGAGTAGTAGCAGCCCTCGGTCGAGACCTTGAAGGCCTCGTCGGGCGTGCTCGGGTACTCCTGCCACATCTTCTGCGGGTCGCCCGAGAAGTCCGAGTCGCGAGTGGCCACGTACCAGTAGCGCTGCTCCTGGTCAATCTTCACGCCGATCTCGGCCTCGAGCTCGTCGAAGTATTCGATGTCCTTCTCGGACAGCACCGCGGCGCCCAGATGCGGCAGCCGGTAATTCGGCTCTTGCCACCAGGGGAAGAAGTGGAACCGGTAGTCGCGCGGCGAGAGCGTTGCTCCTTTTTCGGCCACGGCGCGGGACTTCTTCGTCATCTCGTAGAACTCGCCGCTCTGGCCTTCCGCGGTCGATTCGATCACCACGATGCCGTCGAGCGGCACGGCCGGCAGCGAGCCTGTGACGACCTCAGCCGCCTTGGCCGGGTACTTCGCACCGATCTTGCCGAACTCCGAGACGTGGAGCCGGTGGATCGTCCCGGAGCGCATCGACGTGGCCACCCGGACCGAACTGTTGTTGTGGCCGAAGAGGAGCTCGGTTTTGCTGTCCGTCACCAGTGGCATGTGCTCCTTCAGGAACGCGGGCAGCCTGTCGTAGGCCAGCTTCACCTTGTCGCGGAAAATCGCCTCGGCGGCCTCGCGATCCTGGGCAATGATGCCGCAGCGCTGGTTCGCGTTGAACAGGGCGTGGTCGAGCCACAGGATCGCGATCAGGGTAGTGAAGCCCAACTGCCGCGCCTTGAGGATGATGTTGCGGTGCCACAGCCGGCTGATCAGACGACGCTGCGCGCGGTTCGGCCGAAACGGGATGACCGAACCTTCGCCCTCGTCGCTCTTGACCATGATCCTGTAGAGCTGGCCGGAGCACACGCGCCACATCGGATCGGCCAAGCACCGGATCAGGTCGTCCTGATCCGTCGGCACGTAGTCAAACGGGATACTCATTCCTTCACGACAGGCAGCGCGGACTGGGTCAGGCCCGCCAGGAACTCGGCGACCGCGTCACCCTTTTGCTTGTTGTCCTTCTCGAACATGCCGAGGAACTTCATCGCCTGCTCGCGGGCCGCACTGCGCTGGCCCCAGCGGACCTTGCGCACGAAGATCGGCGCATCGGTGCTGCCGACCTGCGCGAACTCGACCGAGGTCAGCGCCATCCGGGTGTCCTCGTCGAGCTGATCCAGCGGCTTGAGTTGGCCGTCTTCGTCGTACAGCTTGGCCGGGTCGAACTGCAGCTCCTGCACGATCGTGCGCACCACCAGTTCGGTGTTGAGCTCGTACTTTTTCGTCACGGCTGCACGGCGCTCGGCGATCAGCGCGACGACTTCAGGATGTTTCAACAACGCGTGCGCCTGTGCGTGCGCCGACTTTTTGCTGAGACCTGCCGCAATTGCCGCGGCGGTGCCGTTCTCTCCGTTCGCGAGGTACGCCTCCACGAAAAGGCGGCGCCGTTCCGCAGCGCTGGCCCTTGCGCAGCCCGTCTTCGTCGTCTTGCTGTCCATTTCAACCCTTCATTCGATGCACGCGGCGCGGTACGTGCGCCGATGCGGGTTTCGGTAAGGGGAACAGGGTCTTGATCACGTCGTCTTCCTCGTCCTTGGCGAAGCGGTACTCGCGCCGCTCCTCCTTCGTTCTCGACGTGCCGCGGTACGTGACCACGCGCTCCTCGACCAGGCCCTGGCGCGCCAGGCGCCGCAGTGCGAAGGACACAGGCCGCCAGCTCCACGAATACTGGACGCCGTACTGGGTCGCCAGGCGCCACTTGAGGATCTCGGTGACCTCGATGGCGGGCAGCCAGCAGCGCACGCCTTGGATTGCCCACAGCGCCAGCCGGTCCTGCACTTTCTGCATCGGCAAGGCCCGCGAGCGCGTTCGCGCAACAGTCGTCATGTCGATTGGGTACCGGTTCGTCGATGGGGCCATACAGTACCACATCTGCGCCGTCAAGAGGAGATTTGCTCACTTCCGACTCGGGCCATGCTTTCGACTGTGCCACGCCGCCAAGCCTGGCCGGGCGATGCGCACCGCTCAGCTACCTGGCCGACAGGCCTGCCCCTCCTTGGGTACTTAGGGGCAAAAGAAGGGAAACCCGGCTGAAACCCGCACCGTTGCTTGGTCCCTTTCCCTAATATCCCTTTTATCTCTATATCTATAGTTATAAAAATAAAATAAAAATAAAAATAGAAAGTAAACATAAGGCATGGCGCATGGCGCACACACGTTACGCGTTGTAATGGTAGCCGATAGCGACAGATGGAGAAGAAAGGGATACCCTACCCGCAACCCTAATAACGGCGCGGGGTTGAGTGGTATCCTCTTTAGTTTCCTACCAGTGAAATAAGGCGCTAGGCGACAATTGTTTGCTGGTACACTGTGAGTGCTGCTTACTTTTTGGAGGTTTAGCGACATGTCGGAACTCCTTCCTTGCCCGGTTTGTGATTTTTCCGGGCCGTACTGTTTGTGCACGAGACCTGACCCGGCTATCGTTCTGGCGCACAAAAATCACTGGTGGAACGTCGTCACGGCACTCGCCGCCAAGGCGGAGAAGGGTTTCATTCGCCAGCAGAAAAAACCCAGGGGGTGGCCTTGGAGGCAAAAGCGGCTCATCAACAGACAGCCGTTCCGCCCTGCTGAGATTGCCTGGCTCCTACATCACGGGTCGTGGCCGGCCGGGTACGTCGAGATGACGAACGGTCCCAGCCTCGGGGTGGCAGACCTGGTGCTGCATCGCCACTCCCCCCATCTGCCTCGCAACAGAGCAGGCTTGCCATACACGACACAGGTGCATGCGTCCGGGTGGGAAGGACTGGTGTCCGTGCCAGGCAGGAAGGCCCCACTATCGCTCGGCAGATTCAAGACGCCGGAGGAGGCTCACACTGCGGTCTTGGTACTGAGGCCGAAGCTGCAGGCCGCCGTTAACCCTCGCGAGGTCTGGACAGGCTGACCCCCCTGCTCACCCTGCTCCCCACCAAATAGCCGGCCACCGCGCCGGCTTTTTCACGCTCTGCGTCGCCCGTCAAAAAGGAAAGGGGCGCACGTCCTGCAACGCGCGCCCCTCGTACTGCTTAGCCAACCCAAGGCAAGCACGAGCGTACTGCACCTCCTCGAACAGGGGTGTCCTTCTCGCGGCACCCTGCGCTTTTTTTCACCTTCTTGGAAAAAAGTGCTTGACAAGGTGAGCGATGCTCACCATCGTGGGAACCGTAGCAGGACGAAACGCCTGCTACCGGAAGCCCGGACCGTAAGAAGGGAATGCCGAGACGGAGCTGCAATCCGTCGGACCCCAAGACCCCGTGAAGATGCAGCGGGCGAGGCGACAGAGGCACCGAGGCGATACCGGCCTCGCACCAAAGGGGAGCGGCACTCCCCTTGGTTGAGACAAGTGCCTTCCACCGAGGGTGCTGCTCTGAACCACAACCCGCCCCTCTACGGGCAAAAACGAGGAGAAGCACGATGAAGATCACGAAAAAGCTGCTGGACCGCGCCCTGGAACTCCAGAACGCCATCGCCCCGCTCGCCGCCGAGCTCGACGCCATCAAGGCCCTGCTCAAGGCCGAAGGAGACGGCACCTACACCGGCCGCCTGGCCGAGATCGAGGTGGCCACCACGGACACGGTCACGCTGGACAGCAAGAAGGTGAAGGGCCTGCTGACCCCGGCGCAGATCACCGCCTGCAGCCGCGCCAGCACCCGCACCACCATCAAGATCCGCGAGCGCCAGGCCCCGAGCCTGAAGGTCGCGGCCTGATCGTCCGGAAGGGGAGCGCCGCTCCCCGCCACTACCGAGGAGAGCAACATGCCCACCTATCGCATCAGGTACGACAACAGCGCGCCGCGCCACCGCAACAAGCCGGCGACCCTCGAGGTCGAGAGCCGCAAGTTCAAGGTCACCGTCGCTGGTGCCGAGTTCTGGTTCTTCGTCCATGAGGCCCACGACCGGATCAACCAGCTGGTCGTCTCCGACCTGCGCAGTGGCAAACGCGTCACGACGGTTAGCCCCCTGACGTTGCACGCCTGCCGCGGCGACCGCGTGCAAGCCGCCAAGCGCACCTGGACCAAGTTCCTCGCCGAGCGCGACCCGGCCAAGGTGCGCGCGGTGCTGGAAGCCGCCCCGGTGCTGCCGCCGAAGGACGCCGTCACAGGCTGATCAATCGAAGCGCCTGGCCCGCCCGGGCGCTTCCGTGGATCAACCACCCGCCCCTTTACGGGCAAAAACGAGGAGATTCACCATGTACCGCTACGCATCCAGCCGTGCCTCTGCCAACGCCATCCGCCGCGATCGTCCCCTGACCGACGAGGAGATCCGCCGCGCCGCGCCGTCTGTCTTCGCCCAGGAGGCGCATGAGAGCCGCGGCGAGCGCTACGGCTTCATCCCCACCATCGACGTGCTGACCGGCCTGCGCCGCGCCGGCTTCGAGCCCTTCGAGGCCCGCCAGACCAAGGTCCGCGACACCAGCAAGCGCGAACACACCCGCCACCTGCTGCGCCTGCGCCACCCGGACGCCCCCGCGAACCGCGAGGTCGCCCCCGAGATCATCCTGCTCAACAGCCACGACGGCTCGAGCTCGTACCAGCTGCTCTCGGGCTTCTTCCGCTTCGTGTGCGACAACGGCCTGATCGCCGGCGACGTGTGCGACGACATCCGGATCACCCACCGCGGCCGCAGCAACCTGGTCGATGACGTGATCGACGGCTGCATCACCGTGCTGGACAACGTCGAGACCGCGGCCGAGCGCATCCAGGCCTACCAAAGCATCCTGCTCACCGAGAGCCACCAACGGGCCCTGGCCAGCGCCGCCCTCGCGCTGAAGTACGACGACCCGGCCAAGGCACCGGTCATCGCCGACCAGCTGCTGCAGGCGCGCCGCTTTGAAGACCGTCAGCCCACTCTCTGGAACACCTTCAACCGGATCCAGGAGAACCTGATCAAGGGCGGCCTGCGCGGGCGCTCCGGCAACGGCCGGCGCACCAGCACCCGGGCGGTCACCGGGGTGGACCAGGACGTCAAGCTGAACCGCGCGCTCTGGACCCTGACCGACCACCTGGCCAAGGCGCGCCTGTCCGAAGCCTGGCTGGGCAGTGACGAGCTCACCGGCGCCGAGCGCCGCGCGCTGGAACTGGCCGCCTGATCGCCGTGAAGGGGATCCCCGCTCCCCTTCCTTCTGGAGTACGCACCATGATCACCACCCGCACCCTGCCCTCCGGCGCCGACCGCCGGGACTACCTCGCCATCTACTACCTGCGCCAGCTCGTGCTGGGCGCCGAAGTCCGCACCCGCCCCTACTGGTCCTGGGACAACCACAAAGTGAAGGCGCTCGAGTCCTTGCGCATCGCCGACTTGGCCACATTCGAGGAGGTGCCCGACCCGGTGCCGAAATACACGTACCGGATCTACCGCGCCACGCCTCTGGCCTTGCGCCAGCACGCCGAAGTGGTCGCCGCGCGCCGGCCGATTCAGGCGCTCCTGCCCGAGGACGCAGGCGCCGCCACCCTGGCGCTCATGCGGCGCCGCAAGCGCGAAGCCGGTGCGCCGGCCCGGCGCAACTTCCCGGCGAAAAGCTGGATCGCCGCCCAGGTCGAGAAGGCGCGCACGAAGCCGGGCTTCTCCGAGACGATCGACCCGGACACCTGCGAGACCCTCGTCTCCAGCGCCTGGCTGACCCACGCCTACGTGGCCGAGTTCTGCCGCCTCAACAACCTGAAGGAGTGCTGACCGATGGACCTCCACACCCGCGGCCTCTACCTCGTCCCGGACCCGGACGGCGAGCCCCTGACCTGGACGACGGCCGCTACTGGCCACAGCGCCCGCGCCACCTACCTGCGCCAGGCCAACCACCCCTGGAGCCGAGCGCTGGCCAAGGGCTACCGCATTGTCCAGCTGCACATCGTCGACATCGAACACAAGGAGCACAACCGTGCCTATGACAGGAACCGACTTTGCCCGGTGGCGCGCCCACACCGGCGTGAGCAAGACCCAGGTCGCTCAGTGGCTGGGCGTCTCGCCCAGGACCATCACGAACTACGAAAACAGCACCGCGCCCCTGCCCCAGACCATCGCCCTGGCGTGCGCCGCTTTGTCGGTGGGATTCAGGGACTACAGCGGGGTGAGCCCAATCGAGGAGCCGCAACCATGAGCCTGGCACTGAAGATGAAGGGCATCGCCTTGTCGGCCCGCGTCGAGCTCCGCCGGCTCGCGCGGGCCATCGAGCTCTGGCGACTGAACCGGCGCATCACCCAGCTGGAAGAGGCTGCGGAGAACACCCGCAAGGCGCTCCAGCGCCTAGAACTGAAAACCCTGCCGCCGCTTCGGCAGCGCAGGAATGACCTGACGTTTGGAGGTAGGAAATGAAACCGCAGCACGGTGAACGGAGCACTGCGCCGCCTCGTGCAGCGGAACATGATCAGCCACGTAGGGGTGGATCACGAAACCCCTCGTGGAAAGAAGCTCTACCGTATCAAGGAACGAACATGCTGAGTATCGTTGAACAACTCGCTGGCTTCTCGCCTGTGCCAAAACCCAAGCGAAACCCGACCGCTGAGATCCTCAACGCCATGAGTGACGGAGAGGTGTGGGACAGCTTGAAATTGTCCAAGCATCTGGACATGGACCGCGCGCTCGTTAGCGTGTTGCTTCACAGGTTGCTCAAGCGCGGGAACATTCGGCAGGTGCCGGGACAGCGCGTGCGCCCAGTGAGGTTTGTGGCGAACGAGGTTGAGCGTAGTTGAGGCGAGCTTCAAGGTGCCTAACGCTTGAATTCAGCGGCGGGCTGTTTTTGCCCGTCCGCTGGAATGACGTGTTATGCGTAGATTTGGAGAGAAACATGGACTTGAGCGAAGAAGAGTGGGACGAGGCAAAGCAGTTTGGGCAATACCTACTGATCAAGAGCGTGTCGGCTGAAATGTGGGACGGCTCTGAACTGTCGGCAACTCGGATCGCTTTAGACCGTGTTCGCGCCATGATGCGCGAGCAAGAACGCCAGATGGAAGAAATGTACAAGGAGCTTTGCGCTTGGCGTGGAGCATTTGTCCAGCAGAACGGGCTGGCCTACGATCCGGAGCGTGACGCCATTGTGCATATGGACACCGGGCGTGAATACAAGAGCGTGGGAAAACAGGAAGCACCGTTCACATGCAAGTATTGCGGCCAGCCAAGCTGGATCGATCCCTCCGACCAGTCGCCACCGCCTGACTACTGCCATGAGATCGACCACGGCACGGCGGAAGATCGGACAGGCTCATGAATCTTCCGCACGACGCTTACCGCTGGAACCGCTACCGCTGCCGCAACTGTGGCAAGACCTTCTATGAGGCACTGCCCGAGATCGACGAGAAGCGGCGAGAAATGGCTTGAGGAGAGCGACTGAGTTTTTGAACGGTGCAGGGGGGGGAATTCTCTGGACGCGATCCGCATTCATCTCTCTAACGGGACCCCTTGACTTTGCACGCAATGCGTGTATAATAGAGTCTAACAGCGCAGTGCTGTACCCGCGCCTCGGGGAACCAGGGG